TTATTGACGCCAGGTCTCTACAGCTTCTGCGCCGTGCTCACTCTTCCACGACTTGAGAACGGCGTGGTTACCACCCTTAGTCTGAATGACTTCACCGGTATGTGGATTCTTGTAAGTTTTCACCTCACGCGGCTTACGAGTGTTAGCTGGCTGCGCAGGCACGCCCAGACGGCTATGGGCTTGTGGGTCGAGAATGCTAATGATGTCCCGCAAGCTGTAGCCATACTCAGCGAGGAGTGCGCGTAGCTTGCTTTCAAACGCCATCTCCTCCTTGAGGCCATTGTCTTCTTTCAAGGCCTCCAGCTCGGCGAGCTGAGCTGCGAGCTGCTGTTCCAAGCGACGGTACTCTGCAAGGCGCGACATTGTGTGAATCCTATTGGCTGTAAAATGTCTCTAAGGGTACAGCGATCTCATGGCGTTAATCCAGATAATTACTGGCCTCACATCAGGTCAGAGCTCAACGTAACAGGCTGACTGAGGCTCACGGTGTATCGGCTACGCCACCAGCTCACAACGTCAGAACCGTATTTATGCCTCCACTCCAGCAGCCCCTTTAGAGCTCCTCCCCGGCTAAGAACAATCTCGCCTGTGCAAGGATTGGTATGGACATTTATTGAGACAGGTCTGCCCTTCTTGATTCGAGGATTCGGAGGCTTTGTCACATACATACTCCAGCGGGCGATTGGGTCGAGCAAGCAGATTACGCATTTTAGACTGTATTCATTTCAACACTTTCTGATGATGGGCGACTGGCTCCTTGACCAGCCGGCCATAACACGATGAATAACAAGACTCATAAAAAACTCGTCACCCACTCAAGTTTTTCCAGCAACAACCGTTTTATTCATTAGAACCCTTCTTGACGGATAAAAGCTGTGAACCGACCTATAAATACATTCCTGAAAACAAAATCGCAAAAACTTGATTATGAAATGGCATTCTTCTCGAATCCTGATGTTCCTGAAGAGACCTGCTCCGCTGACTCATACAACTACCTAGTTATGATAGGCGTCGATCCCGCCAATATGATAATGCTCACTGTTGGAGGCATTGATTTCACGTTCACCCCCACCCAGGCCAAGGCTCTTGGCTCAAAATTACTCGAGCTGGCGAGCACCAGTGGTGCAAAGGCACCGACCAGCTAAGACTCTCAAAGCAATATCCCACCTAGCCATGAATGCATTCATGCCATCGTAGAACCGATCATCTATGTAAGCGGAGCGCGCAGGCCCTTGGCCGGAGGCGTGAAGGATGGAAGCCCGCAGGGCCGAGACCCGCCGAGCGGGACTCGGTTTACGACAGCCTGGACGCAAAGCGGCACGCCCAAGCGCACTGGACTTTAGTTGTGAAGCTTACTGAACCGCTCAACCACAACACTCGGGGCGACACTTGGCCAGGCTTCCAAATCCGCCGACTTGCGCCAGAAATCAATAGCACGCCAAAGGAAGTACATTCCAGGAATTGCCCCACCCATCATCGAGTAGCTGTGCAAAACGGGAATAGCTCCCGTCGTAGGGTGTTTTGCGAGCACTGGTAGAAGCGCAAGAAGAAATACTGCTACGTATGCCACGACAAACCAAATAGCTCCATGGAACATCATATACACAGGTGTGGCCAAGCGAAGCTTGGTAAGGCTGCGAATCCGCCCGCCCTCCTCTTTAAACGCATACACAGCCCCGTGATTTTTGAGCTTATTTTTTGACTTCTTGTACACACAATAAAAATCGTAGTGCTTACCAGCTTCAATCTCTTCATAGAGCTGAGTGGGAATGACAGTGTTTGGAACCAGCACACCATCAATTTTCATGATGACCTGGACACTTCCCTCTCGATGCTCAAAAACACGAATATCTTCAAGCTTCCCAGAGACCTTGATGTAATCAGTGGCTGCCACAATACAACTCCTGTCAAAAAATCCAATGCCTAGCGATAGGCAAAGGGAGACCGCAGGCAGCTCTGAATAGAGCTACCTTGTTCAAAAATTAGGATTTACTGGAGCCGGTTCGGGCTTGTGAAAAAGGTTTTAGCCCCGCCCTTCAAAAACTCCCGCAGGCCTGCACGCCCACCATCCTTCCGGAAAGTAGCAATGACGTAACGGGAACGTTGAGTAGTCGCTACCCAGAATCGCCCCTCCTTATGCAACGACTGGATGTCAGAGCTGCGTAGGTAGTGCCCGTCAGCAAATCGCCCATCCGGGCTAGCATTTACATGGCCGAAAACAACACCAACAGCACAAGCAGCAATGATCTGCGCGTTCACTAGGTACGCGGTGACAGGCTCTGCGTACCCTTGGCCTGCGGCGCGCGCAATGCGCAGAAGATCAAAATCCGTGTACCGCCTGCTGTGCAAATCGATGGAGTAGGTATTTGACGCTGCCACGTAAAGCTCCTTGCATGGCTGAACCCAGCCAAAAACTGATCACGAAATGAAATTACACCGGAGCCCGGTACAGCTCTCTCACCTGACGAAGAGAGTCATGATCAAACCCACCCTCATGGGAGTCGTTGTAGATCTGACCACTCTCGACCTCGAGCAGGCATACCGGGCAGTCGTTCCTGTCAAAGCCCATAGACACAGACCTCAGTCGCTCCATACGCCATGTCGCAGAGCCATTCAGCCGCCCAGGCGTCACCACCTGCACGTCCTGGATCTGCAGATCGTCGCCTTGAGCACTGACTAGCTCATGCAGTCGAGGCTCGTCATTCAGCATCTCTTCACTGGAGACAAAGCGACCACCCATCCGCCTTTTCACACTTACGTGATACCAGTGAGTCGACAAGGCCCTAGATACCCCATGCCAGTGAGCCAGGCCCTCTCCAAACATGCCTGGTACGCCCGCCATATCTGTCGCGTTTGTTCTAAACATCAGCCTCAGCCGCGAGCCCTTGCTCGTGTGTGTCAATAAAATGAGAAGATCGTTTTGAGCGAAGCCTTCTGCTCCGCTCCATCTCCAACGAGCACATACACCGTGTTTCGGGTCTCAAAGAAATACCCGTCCACGAGCGCCACACCGATGCTCGAGCGCACCCAATTGCCCGGCTGGAAGCGGCCAGCGCTATCTGCCAGCACATTGTGAGCAAGCAGGAATAAGGGGATGTTTCCGGCCGCTGATACCTTCGCAAGCTCAGCTTCAGTGAGCTTCGCGCGGAACAATGTCCAGTCCCGAACCAGGCAGTACGCCTTGGCCGGGTAGCGGCCAGTGACAAGCTCGATCAGCTGAGCCTCATCCCCGCTTGCGCCCTCCCGCCACTCTGACGGTTCGCTAAAGAGCTCGATGTCAGCGGTGTCCAATTCCTCACCTCGCTGGTGCTACTGCAGAGAAGCCTCGTGGCGTCCGACCACCCCTCTCTCACCTAGACGTGCCATCCAGGGCCATCCACAGGATACGGATAATACAGTGAATTACCGTTTATCCGCAAAGCTCAGCTATGGCTATATCCTGACTTTTGGATGAACTATGCAGCTCAGGATTGCCTTCGCCGGCGTGCTACGCGCTTTTCGCCACGTCAGGGGGGCCCGATACGCCGATCTGTCTGAAGCGACTGACCGCACCAAAATCAGCGCCCTGGAAAACGCCAAGACGAGCATCACCATCGAGCAGCTCGAGCAGATTGCGGAGAGCCTCGGCGTCGACCCGCTCGCCATGCTCGCGATGTCCATTGCCAAAAAACAGAATGAGCCGGCCCTCACGGTCGTAGGGAGAGCGTTAACCCACGTGGCTGCGTTTGAGGCTGAGGGAGGATTGAAGGCGCTGACCGAGCAATTCGACGAGGACGGCAACCTCGTCAAGCGGAAACGCGGCAAGCCGCTCAACGCTGACAACGAAGCTGCAGTCCTCGCCCTCAAGGCCGCCGGCATGAAACAGCAGCAGGTTGCGGATCAGCTTGGCCTGGCGTTGACTAGCGTGCGGGATTATTGGAAGAAATCCTAACGGCCTCTAAGGCCGTAAGGACAGTTGGAGCAGATGCACTTGAGGGAGAAGCCCCGGGCAGTACCACTCCGGGGCGTCATATCCGATTCATAAAACTAGGTAATCGAGGTGAATGAATAGAAACATCCAACCCTAAGAACTGGTTTCTTAGAGTTTAATGACATAGACAAGAGCAGCACCGAAGACGATTGTGAAACACATACCCAGCATCCTGCATGCATCGCTGTTACCTACGATTGTGACATTCAGCTTCCAACCCTTCTTTTCGTCCACCCAGTTGGCCAGTCGAATAGTAGCGCCCGTACCACCGTGAACCAGGAGTAACACGTGATTGAATGCAATGAACATGAGCAGATACACGGGCAGCCAAACCAGTAGCAACTCCCAATATCCAACGTACCCGTATTCGACCACAATGATGAAGCCAATCGCAAAGAATCCCAGCTCGAAAGAAAACTTAACGTACTCGACAATTAGCTTTCGCACCCCTTGCATAAACTTGTTGCCGTCATAAGGATGCAATGCCGTGAAAAAGTAAATCACGATAAGGACAGACGTCATCATAATGGCCATGGCAAGGTTAGGCCATGACGCATTACCCTCTAAAAACTTAGCATCCCACCCTGCGATTCGAAACAGCAGAGCCACCGCAAAAGCTAATAAAAGCGTCTTTACGGGCAAATACCCAAAATTCGTATCACCTTGATGCACATGCGTAGTCATTCACAACTCCCTTTGATAATTCACAAATGATTTTTGATCCGATGAAGGCGCGATGAGATTTCGCCTATCAGCTCAAAATGTTCACCACCGCTCATCTTGTCAAATTTTGACCTGACATCAGTAATACAATCCTCAGTCAGCTGCTTCAGTACAGCTTTATCCCTCAATCGCTCAACACTCTGAACCGAAGCAAAACTCTTATCGAGGCGCCGTTTAGCATTGATAAACGCCTCATCAACTTCTAGAACCACTGCAAGAGAGCCTCTTACCCATAACAAATCTGGGACGTGAGAATTATTACTGAATACCGTTAACTCGGATGGCCTGCGTGGCGAGTACAACTCCCTCGCAACCCAACCCTTCAGATCCGTGGAGCAAGCATGGAAGCCCCCCACATCGACAGTAGGGCTTTTCGTAAACGTGAAGATTGTATTGGCCAGCTTCACCGCATCTTGCACAAAGCTGTCGAGCATGAATACATTGAGACCCAGCGCCCTACTGTGGAACAAAATATCCCCTTCGCGCGCGTCGCGACGCTGTTCGATCATGAGCAAATCATAACCAAGGTTGATCAGCTCAAAAACAAATGCTAAATGATCCGACTCACTCGCAGCTGTTTTAGCCAAGGCTCTCTTTAATCGCTCCAACTTCGCCGAAAGCTTACCTAGATGATTGGTGCCATCTCCATTTTCATCAAATTCCGGGGTGATAATCAGAGCACAGTTATGCAGCGAATTATCAGGAAATACCGCGTTGTACAGTAGCGTAGGATCGCGAAACCTAAAGACCCTCAGCAGGCTCTCTTCTTGCTCATTCAGCAGCTCGATGAAAAGCTTTCGGTGACTGATATACCGATCGAACGTCATCGCAGCGAGCTGGGCCTGAGTAACCTTCTGCATTTCCTTGTTCTGGCGAGCTAGGAACAGGAGGGTTGCGACAGTGGCTAGCGTACTCGTCAGTGTGAAAAAGCCAGCGAGCAAGGCACCAAAGCTCGCCCACGCTGAGTGGTTGCTGGATACGTAGGGAAGCTTTTCGGCGTAGGTAGAAAACAGGGCATACCCCAACACCGCAATGAGTAAGGGCATAGCGATCCATACCCAGCGGTCTATGACCCAGGCAACAACAGACTTCACAGGAAAATCCCTTTCACACCAATGATGATGGCAGTTTAACACTGCAGGGTGAGCGGTAGCCAAGAAGGCAGGTCATCCAGGTGGGGAGTGGGTGGTGGCAGGCCTGATGGTATCGGTGACCATCACACAGTCATCATAAAGCGGGGTTTAGTCCCCTGAAACGCTCGCCTGAGGAGCTATCGGCGCCAGAAAGGAGAAGGGTGTACGTGGCCAAGGTCACGACTCAGAGCCGCGAAGTTCCATCGCCGAGTTTCCATCCGAAACCAAGGCATTGTGACGCAGTTCACATAATGTCATTTTGATTCCTCGCCAAATCTACACAACCAGCAAATTTTATGTCGATAAATCAATACGTTATAGAGCTGTATATAAATACAGCTCGCTAACCAATTGATTCTTATTAAGTTAAATCCGGTAATTCGGCAGTATACATTTCACAGAGCCACTCCTATGCTCACGTCCATACCTTAAAAATGGAGAGCGCTAATGGCTGTCGCAAAAAAAGATCAGGTCTACTGGGCTGAATGCCTTGACCCCAAAAAACCCGTCTGTGGCAACAAATGGAAGAGCCGTGCAGGCTTTGGCACACCTAACTACTGCCCTAAGTGCCGTTCCACCCGAATCGCTGTGCGTCCTCTGTAGGGAAGCATCATGAGCACAAAGTCGAAGGGCGTCTGCCCGTTCTGCGCTGAAATGATCATGCCTCTTGTCATCGAGGAAAACCTGGTTAGACGTGACAGATGCGCCTGCCCGGCATGCAGTGAAGATATCTACGTCTGCCGCAGCCCAGGGTGCAACAACTACGCAAAGGGCGGCGAATACTACGACGATGAGCTCTGTCCGCAGTGCACCGGTAACATTGCTGACATAGGCAAAGCGACGGTTGCAGTGGCTGTCTTTGGTGCCATGGTCGCAAAGGTCATTAAACCCTAGAATGCGTATGAAACCCGAGAAACCCAATCGTCGAGCTTCCAGCGCTGAGATTTTTCCGTCTCATGACACGCGTTAACAACCTCGAGAAAGCTCGCCGCTATGGCCTCCCCAGCCTACTCCATGCAGTGGCGACATCTATTTTGTACAGCACCCTAATTTCTACGCATCAAATTTCCGTCGCAGCATTTCAAGACGGATAAGCTCATCATAAGTTGCAACCATATTCATGACCCCGTGATACCCAGGCTCACTATATTCCAAACTTTCCTCACCAGGCTTAACAATAACGAATACATCCATAGCTTCGCTCTGCATACCATCGATAAATGCTATCAGAAATTTTATGTCTCCGCTAAGCTTGACGATTTCTTCCTTCAACTGCTCCGAATCCCCAGACACCAATAAGCCACCAGAGTCTAGATTTATTATAGTATGTTTTAGCTGAGCAACCTGCCCTTCGAGCCCTGCATTTCGTATCTTCAACGCTTCATAATCAGAAGCGCTAATCGATGTCGGTAGAGCTGCAACCTCCTCCGACTCAATAGTCTTTTCGAGTATTTTTCGATAGTCAGAGTTCCTAAGTAGCGTAACATGACTTACTGGCTTTAAATTACTCTCTCTATTATGCTCCGGCAAGCTAAGATTTCGGCTAAGCTCATACTCTGTAACAATCTTAGCCACACCCCTAGCAAGACTGGTAATGTTCTTATAATTAGCCCTAGATAGCACCTTAAGAGCACTATGAATATGAGCAATACGTGCTGCCTTATGCGAATCCCTGTGTTCCTGAAATGTGTCTTTACGCTGCATAAAATCGAGCCCTATGCGATAGGTCAGTAACCATTACAGCCTCATCAACCGTTGTTGCGGGCGCCCAAGTTATTACTGACATAGCGAGCCCTCGCTACTGAAATATACAGTAGCGGGGCTAGCGTGTTATCAAGTCAGTCCAGCCTTGCGTTCGAAGCCACAGTAATCAGTCTTCAACTGATGCTACACCCAGAGTTGAAGCAATCAAGCGAACAGGCTTAGCTTCCACTGACGGGTTAGCAACAGTATGGCCAATTTTAATCACATCCCGAACATCAAGCACCCCGGCAGTCATCATACTGGAGATTTGAGAGGTTAGTTGGTGGCACGGTTGCCTTGGATCAACGCGGAGAAGCTCATCAAATTTACCCTGCTGCACCAGCATGGCCATCCGCATATAGGCAAATTTCTTGTTCAAGCTCTCACTTGCTGCGTCTGGGAAGTTTTGGACATCAACTAAACGCTTCAGAACGTGCTCAGCCTCCGAAACATTAACCCTCTCAAGGTGCGCAACGACCCCCTCCTTCTCAGGAATAAAATAGCTTTTATATTCGCCACGCTTGGCCATCAGATAGAGCTGCTGCTCAATGGCTTCAAGTGCATACGCCTCTCTGGCATGATGATCATACTCCATATTCAGGTTCTCCATCACCTGAGGGTTCCGCGCAGAAGGCTTCAACGCTCGGTACTCGCGTAATTTCTGCAGGATTTCCTTCATAACTTCTTTAGACTTATCTTTTTCCGCACTGATAGCTGGCAGGTGGTCTACCCCACGGATGGCGTATGGGCAAAGCGCGCACGGCCGACCTGCCCCAAGTTGCTTTACCACTTCTTCAGGACAACGATTATCAAACGGACAGATATGACATAGATTATAGGCTAGCTTGGTGTATCGCCGAGCACGCAAGACCTCTAAGCCGCTCTGTTCTTCCCTGACCCCCGTCAAGCTAATCAGGCCATGCATATCAATAGCCTTCACAGGGTCTTTATGAATGCTTGCTCCCAGCCTTGCATTCAGCCTCAATGCAGCCTCCGCTAGCTCTGGGGCCTCGCCGCCACTCAGCTTGTCCATATTCTTCAGCATATAATCAGCCAGTAGCTTCTGATGATCCGGCATGTTTTCGCCGTCAAACAAGGTGTAGTACCAAACCAGCTCTTCAGTCTGGCCTGTCATGAACTGACCGATCAACGAAGGCGGTAGAAAACGCATAGCTTCGGACACAAACCCAGCCCTCAATCCGTGCGGGGTATGAGGACTGGTGAAGCCATCGGCAGAAAGTGTGCTCAGATAGGCATGATCATAGCCCTTAACCGGCTCACGCTTACCGTCTCCCCCTTTCAGAAACACAATGTCATCACCAGTATCGTCTTGCATGACCTCCCTGATGAAATGTTGGAGCATCAGTAGGTAAACAGGGTAATGCCGATAATTAGCCCACTGGCTATCACCAACTCCAATTTCTCTGAAGAGCGGCTTGAACTGCCCAAATTTTGAGCCCTTGGTGAATCCATACCAAAGATTCTCTTTGTAAGACTCAGAGCTGCAGGAGTCATACCAGGCCCTTTGGCGATCCAAAACATCGATCACATGGCGCGAAACAATCGCCGTCCACTCTCCGTGCGACTTATCCGAGCTAACAAAAAGAGGTGCCAACGGACTTTTCCAATACCTATCCAAGACGCAGTCGTACTTTTCTTTATTAAGCCACATCAGATGTTGTTGGCGCAGCCCTGTTTCACACATTAGAATGGTCAGGCGAACCGAGTTTGGCGAAATGCGTTGAACCACATTACCCATAAGCTCAAAATCTACAACCTTATAAAATCTAGGAAGCACCTCAAACCGATGAATCTTACCCTCATGGTAGAAAATTGGCGTATAGTTAAGCAGTGATTGGTTAACCTCCCCAACCCCCCTCACTTCCTTAGAAAAAAGCCCAGCCCAAGCATGACTGTTAAGCAAATCTGTCAGGCTAGGTTGGCAAAGCTGCCCATTCAAGACCCCACAGTTAATATCTTTTTCATCCTGACCATCATAGTACGGCATATTATTGATATGATCAGTGAGATCTCCAGACTGTAGAGCATACTCAAGAATGTTGCAAAATAAGGCCGAGGGATCGGCCTTTTTTTCGTACCTGATTTTTTCTCAACGGCTGGATAGCAGGCACTTGTAAAATTGCATTTAAATTTATCCGCATCCGGCAGCACAAGCCTGTTGCTTTCGATATATTGGCAGAAATGGTCAATCACCAATACTCGCGCATAATGCGTTTCGTTCACCCAACCGTGCGCCCTAGCATACTCCTCCATGTACCCCAAAAAAGTCCTCGGCGGCACCTTATCAAACCTTATAACACCATCCAAAAAAACCGACTCATGAGTAAAATAAAGGCTGCAGTTAAATTCATTCAGAGTCCTAGGGTAGTTCTCAAGTGATCCATCACGCCGCATATAGAAGCTAGGCAAGTAAGCTGTCAGATAGCTCATGTACAGATTTCGTAAAAACGAATAGTTGCTCGAGCGCTGCAGACGCTTGGACTTCATGAATGAGCCAAACACCTGATCCATATGCATGGCAAAATTTTTCACTTGAGGATGCGATTCCTCAAAGAAAGGCAGTCGGTCATTCGACTCTCCCAAGCTGAAGAGCCCTTTGATGCGGTGCGCGGGGAAATGTGTCTTAAACATGAGTTCGAAATTAAACTCAGTCTCACCATTGGCTAGAGAACGAGCCATTTTGAGCGCCGCCTCATGAGCCTGCTGCGCAGAGCTCTTCATGTGCTTTGTCTTTGTCGCTATTCTACGTCCTTTGTACACCCTTTCAGGCTTGCACTTTCGCTTAACCTCCTGGTACCCGCTAATGATACTCTCTACCATCTTTTTACTAGATGGCCGGGGATGGGTAATGGTCAACAAAAAATCATTTACATAATATCTTCGAAGCGGCAACTTTCCCGAACCATTAGCCCCATCAAAGAGAACCTTACAACCTTCCTCGGTAATGTCATCAACGGTGTAGAAGTCGGTGCTCAGCAAAAGTCTCAACCAAAAGCTTACTCGACTGCTTCCGTCGTTGAACTCATCACGCTTGTAAATACTCTCAATCTCAGAGTCGGGATGCACACCGCGAATGATAGTAAGGCACTCAAGATCGAGATTGCAGCATAGCTCATCGAAAATTTCGACTTGATGGTTAATTGTCTGTATAGATAAGGGAGCAATGAAAACTTTGCGTGCCCAAAGAGTGATAAAAACCATCCGAACGAATTGGGATAGCGTCATATCATAACTCTCCGGCAATCCGTGATATGATCGATCAATATCCCCAATCCGGGTATTTGATCCACGATACGTCGACTCAAGCAAACGCTCAATGTGAGCTAGTTCCCAACCACTAAAGTCAAGGCCATAGCTATTGAAACAATACTCAATTTTTTCTGCCGAACTACCCCTGCCTTTTGAGGCCTTCCGATAAATGTTCCGAACAAAAGATACTGCCTTCTTGAAAGCTGCGATAACTTCGCCTTCGGGCACCAACCAGACTGCCTTATCCTTACTAAGATTGATCATCACTGGGCGCCCCCTTCAAGGTGTTTTTTGATTTGCTCAACCTCACTCTCAAGGTGCTGAAGCTGTACCTTTACAACACTAAAATTTTTAGTCGACATACGAATCATGTTCATGGCAGCAAAAGTCGCCTCAAGCATCCTTGCATCCTTCCGGGCGTAACGCTCTGTGGATTTGATCGACTTGTGGCCCATCAAAAGCTGTACCATTTTTAAGTCAAGCCCAAACCGACTTGGATCCCTCGGATTTGGGCAATGGTTTACCAAGTAGTAAGCATACATATGACGAAGTGAGTGAAACCCGTAGCTAGTACCAGTCAAATTGAATGCTGCTTTATTAAAGCGCTCCCATACCGCCTGGTAGGATGACGGCATTGCTCCGCCGTCGCGCATATTGCGGAACAAAAAAGGGTGGATGACAGGTCTATGCCTCGCCTTTTCCTTTGCAATCTCTTCTTCATGATAAAGGCCAAGATTTGCCCAAAAAATGGATGCAAACGGCTCAATCAGGAAAGTATCCGGTTTGTCTCGCCCTTTGTGCTCAAGCTTGTTCAGCTTTGCCTCAGGGATATACTTCATCAGAATATCTCGCCGAGTGTCGGGATCGACAATGTAAACCCGATTGTTTTGTGGGCTTTCTGGGTTCACCACAATGTCGTCCATGATGATAGTCAGCGCTTCAGAAATTCGACACCCTGCTGCAGCCAGGAAAGACCAAAGCACTTTGTCCCGCAAGCATTCTGCGCTTTCGATCAACTCGACGCATTTATCGATAGGGAACGCCGTCTGGTCACCTCCGAATTCGTCAGTGCGCGCCATCAACTGTGGCTTTGATGTTGCCGCGAGCCTTTGTCTTTTTATCTTTTTAGCACCTCCGGCCAAGCAACCTGCAAACCAGCTGTTCGCCTTAATAGCGGCGCTAATATTTCTAGGCGCATCGGCATACTTTGCTACAGTGAGCGGTACCATAGACAGCGCCACGTCTGAGACATATCCACTTTCCTGCATTTGCAACAAGCCATTTCGCATTGCTTCGCTTGATGCAATGAAATTATTACAGCCGGCCAAATTCACAGCAACAGAAGATCCGCTAAAATTACGCGACCCAAGAACCTTTGCTGCATCTCGCGCAATTACGGAATCGCTATCGACCCCAAATACCAAATAGCTTTCGTAGCTATCCAGAGCCTCATTAAGCAAGAGCGGAGTTAGGCCACCATAATTCAAACCAACCTGATGAATATAATTAAGCTTTTCCGCAACCGCATAACAGTACGCCTTAGCGGTCAACCATTTTTTCGCTTTGGCCAGCTGATACGCCCAGCTATCAAAAAACTCACACAGCATTGAGTCCGGCGAGAGAATCCTAAATGTAGGAATACCATTGCGCACCGTCTCATATAGTTCAACATGCTTCATAAACTGATTAATACCTATGGAGATAATTCGGCACCGTATCGCTCCGAATTTCGGCGCATCCTTCCACAGGAATTTTCACAAATCAACAAGCTGCAATTATTTAATTGCAACTTAGAGTATGCCAAAAGTATATCGTTTTTAATACGCGCTCTTTACCGCTTTTTACTCATGAAAAAGGACTGATACTGTAGGGGTAGGCATTTTCCAGAAACCGCATAAAAACGCTGTCTCCGGGACTCTGAGCAGATTGCCGTGCAGGCAACACCATTCTACACAGCCAAAAATATAATGAGTATTATTAAGATTTAGCGACAGAATGATGGAGATTGCCCGGCTTTTGGGACAACGCCCTCCCCTAGCATCGCTTTCCAATAAAGGAAGCCTGACGCAATTCATTTGATCGGGACTGATGAGTTAGCCACGCCAGCCACCACTACGAGTACCAGTCACGCAGGTAAGGTGGCCTTTGGCGAGGATCAGGCGGCAGGGAGGGCTATAAGGAGAATGCATCGCGAACGCGCACAAGCCTTCCATTAGAACACCGCAGGCCAACTGTCTGAGTGTGCGCGACTTGCAGCGAACTCTGAAAGTGTTGGGCTTCTGCAGGGTTTCGCCGGGGATCTTTCAGCCAAAACTGGATCAACCCTCGGCCTCTCCTCCTAGGAGCGACATTACCCACAGCGAGATAACCTGAAAGCATCCTGCCGACTGCCTCAGGCTGGCGCGATCTCGAGGTTGAGAAGCACTCCTTAACTCCCGCCCCTCCCCACCAAAGCAGTGCATAGAGCCGAATCAAGCTTGCTTTTTTGCCAGGGACGTCGACCAGCTCTGAACGTTTTAGTCACTCAACATAAGCGACCGCTATCTCGCCTCCATGGCACCCGAGAGGTCAAACGAAATACGCAAGATGCAATAGCACGCAACAACGTGCAATTTGATGATTGCGCCTTAAAGAGGAAGGTGATCAGGCACGGATTTGATAGGAAAATTGGCGTTTTTCAAAAGCAAAACGCACAAAAAAAGGGTCTAGACTTTCATCTAAACCCTTGATTTTACTGAATTCGCGGCGGGGAACCAGGGATTCGAACCCTGGAAACGCGATTAACGTTCGCCGGTTTTCAAGACCGGTGCATTCAACCACTCTGCCAATTCCCCGTTTGTTCCGATGACGCGATACAACAAGCTGCAACTGGAAGGAACCTTAGATAAGAACTCTAGGATAGTTGCCCATCGACGGTTTTCAAGACCGTACCATAAGCATCCATTTATCAAGGCGTCAACGCAAAAATCGATTCCAAAACTAACCCGAGGTGGCTCGGCTACAGGCCGCATAGCCCAAGGGTCGTAATTTCAGTTTTGGAACCGATTTTAGAAGCTCTAGGAAACCAGAGGAGATTCAGGCCTTTTTGCCTTCACGCTTTTTTCACGTCAAATCCTGCACAGTAAACGCTCATCCGATCTCCTACGTTCGCCCGCGCTCCCCTGCGGGCTTTTTCTTTTCTGGATAAGACGAAACCGGCTAAGTCCAGTCGCCTTCAGCGCACATCAGCAGCGCTGCATTGGCTTGGCGAACCATTGCAATCCACTCAGTTGAGCTTACCAAGCCGGAATGCTGAAGACGCTGGGCTACTGCTAGGGCTTGATCATATTCTGACTCTCGTAGCACACCCGCACCAAGGTACCTACCCGTCCAGTCAGCAATGACCAGATTTTGCTCTTGCTCTACCACCCCAAAGCCCCCGCGAAGCCTAGCGCTAAATGTCGGCGAGATTACATAATGTCCGCCAAGCAAGAAATTGGGGCTTACTACCACTCATCCGGATCTTCCTGCAAAAAGAAATAATACCAAGGTCTAGTTGTAAGAAATCATTTCAAATACAGAAAAACGACAGAAATCGGAACGATTCGCAGCAATACTGCTTGAGCTGCCTAAAGCCATCGGCAGGCTAAAGCGAGCAGTCCAACCCATCGCTGCGTGTGAATGACCTGCGGGCCATAACAGCCCGATACCCTGTTGAACGGAACGAAGCTCAATGGCGGGAAAGTGGCTGGTGACCCAAGGCGTAAAGCTGATAATCGGTCACCGCTTGGAATGAGGACTCCGCGATAAGCCGTAAGCGCTCGATCTCTTCTACCGAACCTCCAGCGTCCTGAGCGTTATGGTAGGCACGCAAAGACTCAATGGCCTCACGAATAAGGGGCTCACCCGCCTCAATCATTCCTTCGATGGTTCGCTTCACGACATTTCTCCTGCCGAAACGTGCTGATCGCGCTGCGGCGCATCAAGCCCTAAGCCTCTAGCCCTCAAGCGGCATCCACATGACACATCCCCCTGCCGCTTGGGCGATCAACCAGTCATGTTCACGCTTGCCGAAGGGCCTGGGCATACCAATAGACTCTCGATAGGCATACTGATGGGTGACCTTCAGTTCCAACGCAGTAGGTGTTGCCTCTCCCAGCTTACCTTTGCTCAGCCCCTCCAAAGCGCCCGTTAATGCGAGATGTTGTTTAACTCCATCATCACTGTCTTCCAAAATGGATACAGCAATAAACGCAGCATTCGCACAACGATCCACTTTCAGTACCTGCGGCTTTGCACTGTCCATTTCAAAATTCGAACCTTGGGCTACGGCTGACAAACACAGTGCCGCACACATGAACAAACTACGCATCGACGACGTCCTTTCGACCTGAGCAGAGCAAAATACTCACACCTTCATACCCACCTCGAACGGCCGAAGCCTATCCTGGTGGCTTAACCAGGGCATTATAGGATTTCTCACAGGCAAGCCCAGCTATTCTGGCTCGGTCATACGATGCCGCCAGCTCTCCCGCTCGAGCATCAGCCCGTGCGAGCAGGTCGGAGAGCACCATGGCGGCGCGGCGGGCTGCCTCGCTTCGAGCGGCAAAGGCGGGATCCTGGCCGGGGCAACCGACGGCGGCAGCGAGTTTGCCGGCTTCGTCGTGCAGCCGCTGGCCAGCAGCATCAGCCCCAGCAGCAGCGCCTTCAGCGACTCTTCGTTGTTCCTGAGCATGCGCCCTCACCTCCTCTTGCGCTTCGACGCGCTGTTGCTCCTTTGCCCGCTCCCCTCGCTCACCCAGCACCTCAGCTAGGCGGTCGCCACTGTCCCGCTGTGCTGATGCGGTGGCAGCCTGGACGCGCTCCACAGATCGGCCGTGCTGGTAGACGAGCCAGTACGAACCGACCACAGCCAGCAGCGCAATCACGCGCACGCCCCAGATGTTCATGCCAGCGCCCTTCGCAAGCCCTCGGCGAATACCCCCGACGGATACTCGTAGTTCGCGTTCTCGTGCTTGATGATCGCGTGCACCAGGCCGCCCAAAACCTGCTGGTTCTTGATGTCCTTGATCGGATCGCTCGGGGCAAGGCCACAGCGCTGCGCTACGGTGCGGATGTAGGCATCGGTGTCGTTCTCTACCTCCGGTGCCCAGCGTTTGATGATCGCTGCCACAGTGCGCAGGCCGTGCTTGTTGTAGTAGGTCTGCAACAGCTTGCCGAGTGCACGAATGCCATTCTCCGGCGTGTCGAAAATGCAAAATCGGCCACCGGGCTCTTTACCGATCTGGCCTGCCCAGTTGTTGGTGGGGTTGAAATCGATGTTTCCCGGGTTGCGATTGCGCACGCCGCGGGGAAGCAATTGAGTCATGGTTTTCTCCAGGCAAGAAAAAGCCCCGTCAGTACGGGGCTTCATTGGGTTTGTTCAGTGATCCAGGGCGGTGCAACGGGCCGGTGCTCGATCTCGGGGAATTGCGCTGACTGGGGCCAGTCGCGCAAGGACTGCAGGTAAGTCAGCAGCTCGGCGAACCGCTCATCGGATAGCGTGGTGCTGCGCTGCAGATCCTGTTCGTCGCGGTGACGCTCGCGAAGCCAAAGCACAGCAGTCACAGCCGCATCGCGCCAAGCCCGCTCGGCGGCCGCTATCTGCTCCCGAGACAGGGATGGCGGGCTCAAATGTGCTTCAACCTCGGCAGGTTTCATGGGCACCAAGTCCTGCCCAATAAACTCATCTTGGGAGCCGTCCGACTCGAACGCAAAAACCTCATTTGTTTCAGGGTTCCGAAAGTATTTCATTACCGAAGCTCCGACCACGCAGAGATAGTGACGCCCCCCGTGCCGTTAACCGAATAGGTATGGCCTGGTGGGACAATGAAAGCCAGGAAAGGCGGGGTGGCGTAGCCGGCGTTTGTATAGTGCGTCGCCGCAACAACGCCATTCACCACCGCCGTCAACGACGCGCCGGACGCGATACTGCCTGTGACAGTGACCGCGATGGGTCTACCGGTGCTGTTGGTGTAAGTCGTACTGAGCGCTCGCCACGCTTTAACGTCTTGCCAGCTCTGACCCATGCCGAGCGTGAGCAACGCAGTGTTTCGCACTGTTCCATGTACAAATGCCGTCGTCGCGAGCCGTGTCGATTCGTCGCTTCCGGGCGCAGTATCGGCACGGGGCGAGCCGGTAAACACCGGGCTATCAAGCGTAGCCAAGGGCCTGCCTTGCCACTTCAAGACGCCAGTAACATCCATATGCAGCTTGCCGCCGTACTTGCCGGCCCAATGGAACGCTATACCAGGCGCCCATCGCTCGGCAGTCTGGTCTGGAGCCCACTCGCCAACTTGCTGCACTTCTCGAATTTCGAGCGCTGTAGAATCCCAGTTCCCGGTATCACTTGGCGAAGCAAGTCGCGGCCGCTGCTGGCTCACGGCATCGATCGATAACCGTTTTCCCAGCTCTGCAAGCATGCTGGCATTGTCTGCCTTCTTTGCCAGCGCTGAGTCTACTTGCGTCCTGGTATAAGTGTTTTCCCGGTCGGCTTTGTTGTCGGGATTGAAGCTGCTGGAATCCCAGATTCTATTGCCGTTCCAGCTCAGCACTCCGCTGGCGTCCATGGCAAGGGAGCCGGACGCCACCTTGGTCCAGTGGAAGCCAAGCCGTGGCGCGTACTCAAACCCCTTCTGCGCCTGGCCAACCATCTGTGCCTCGCGGATCTCAACCGGCACTGTGGTGTAGTCAGTACCCGGGCTAGGGGCGTAGAAGCGTGGCACCTGGTCGGTTAAGCCCGCGTGCAGGGCATCGGTGATGCCGTAGCCCGCCAGGGTAGTTGGGTTGCTACCGCCAGTGACGCGGCCCAAAGCGTCGACATTGACCTTGCGGTACTCGCCCGGCGCTACGCCGGTTTTTCCGTAGAGCATGCCAAATGTCAGGTCCGTGGCCCCCACGGTGGGGTACATCTGGTTTTTGAATTGCCAGAGGCTGCCGCCGTGGAAATTGCCCGCCTGAACAGCGACGATGAAACCGGGACTGAACTCGGCATTTTCGTTTGCATCCTGAGCACGCACCCATGCGTTCGCAGAAGCGACGTAGATGCCGTTCTGAGCGGCGTTAGCCTGATCCTTTACCAACACCCGCCCACCTGCTGGCAGCGCGATGCCGTCTATGGCCTGCAGGCCAGACAAAGCAATCGGGCCGGTGGTGGCGACCCGCACCGACGGCTTGAGATCGCTCGCGGCAATCCCTTGGATCGCCTGCAGCAGCTGGGCGTTGTTGTCTTCGCTCGGCGTAAGGCCGGCAGCTTTGATCACGTTCAACAGTTCATCGCTGACCGCGTTACCCCAGGCAGCCGGAATCAATGAGCCAGGCTGGCCGGTAGTGGCGTTTTCATCTGCAAACTTGCCGCCGACCAGGCCAACATTGGGAATGCGTTTCGGGTAGTCCATATCGAGTTATCCGTAGGTAATGGTTTCAAGGGTGTGCGCGGGGGCGGCGCGGCTGACCAGGCATTCCAGCGCGCCGTTAGCGGCACCGCCGAAGGTCTGGCCCCAGTGACTGAATCCGAAGCGGCTGCCCTGGGCCAGGCGCGGCCCCGTCTCCAGGGTCCACATGAACTGTGCGGACCAGGTGCCGAAGCGAGCCGAGCCGAAGCGCGACCGGCCGAAGCGCGGCGCCCGGTGCTCGATCACACGGGCATTGCGGTAGCCCAGCGAGAAAGCCAGCTCTACGAAGTAGGCCGGCGTCTGCCCGCCCACCTCCAGCAGCCGGCGGCGCACGGCCAGTTGCCGGTCGGCAAACGCCGGAGAGTCACCCATGCAAGGGTCGGGCAGGTGCATGACCCGCTCCCAGTCGGGAACCAGCTCGCGCACCGTGGCGGGCTCACTCTCGGCCAGCAAATCGGCGGCGCGACGATCCTCGGTGGCCAACTCCTGGGCCGCCGCCTGCAGCACCTGGTCAACGCCTGGGTTGAATTCACGATCCCAGGCTGGCCCCGGCGGCAGCAGCGTGCACAAGTGCGCGTAGTAGTCCTCTACCGTCCTCACGACCACAGCACACCACCATAGGTCAGCAGCTCATTAGCGGCCGCCTGCACGTCGCCGGCGGGACTGATGACCTTGTGATCACGCTCGCCCGTGGCGCCGCTGATAGCCTCGGCAATGTGGGTGGCCAGCAGCGTGGCGCCCAGCTCCGATTCACGGTTGTGCAGGTCCACCAGCGCGGCTTCCACGGCGCGGCGCACCGCGCTGCTGTCGGGGGTGACTGATAGCTGGTACTGCACCGGCTTCTCGGCCGGCGGCAGCACGTACACCTCGGCCGTGACGGGCCGCTCCTGCTCGATGTAGGCGGCCACGGTGGCCAGGGCCTCGGCGTTGGGGATGATGTCGATATCGCCATCGCGCACGAAGAACAGCCCCACCGTGCCCGGCCCCACCCAGCGCCGTACTACCCAGGCCCGGGTCACCCCGGCGACCTCCAGCGCCCAGGTCACGTAATCGCTCTTGCTGCCGCCGTGGGCAATGACGCGGTACGAACGAATCACCCGAGCGCGCAGCGCCTCGATACTCTCCTGCTCGGTACCGCCGGTCAGGCCCGGGGCCGCCACGGTGAACGTGTCATTGACCCCCAGCACCGGCGACACCAGGCGCAGCTGCGTGCCGGCAGGCGTGTTGCCCAGCTCGCCCGGCTCCAAGGCCTCGACCTGGGCGACTCCGTCGGTGCCGGTCAGCTTGACCGAGGCCCGCACCCTGAACATCACCTGGTCATCGCGCTGCAGCAGCGTGCCGGCGTCGAGCAGCGCCGAGGCGGCACCGGTGAAGGTGGCCGCCCCGCTCGCCTTCACGGCCTCCAGGCGCCCCCGCTTAAGCCGCGCCTGGGCCATGCGCAGCAGGGTTTCGTCGTCGGCCGTGTCGGGCAGGATCTGGTCGGCAATGTAGCGCTGATGGCCGTAGCGGCCGGACGACGCCGCGCCGAGCACGCGGGCCAGCACCTCGGCGTCAGAGCGGACCAGGGCGCTACCGCCGGCCAAGTCAGCCTGAGCCCTGGCCACCAGGGCGGGCAGTGTTGGGATTTCAAACGGCATTGATCACCTGCCACAGGTTGTCTAGTTGAACATCGATCACCGGGCCATCGTGCAGGCCGACCCGCACCTGCATGTCGAGGCGGTCGACCTTGCGCGACGCCGTTACCGTAACGGCGCTCACCCGGTCGTCATCCACCGCCCACTGCAACGCCTCGCGGGCGAACGCCTCAGCCGTGCGCACCGTGTCGTCGGTCAGCGTGCGCCGGCGCAGTTGCCACAGGCGGGAGCCGATGCGGTCATTGGCCAGGGTCGGGAACGTATCGCCCCACCAGCCATAACGCTGGTCGTCGTCCAGCAGGTCGCCGGCCTCGGCGCGTCGCCAGGTCAACAGGCTGATCACCACGGCGCGCTGCCAGGCGCGTTCGGACTCGGAGTCGAGCAGCGTCATGCCGTCACCACCGGCTTACCGCTCTGCTGGGTGCCCACTGTCACGCCGGCGTGCAGGTGGTTGACCTGGCTGACGCCGGCGGCGATCTGGTCGCCCTTGGAAACGATCTGGCCCGTGGTGCGGATCACCGGCGTATCGAACTCCACGGCCGTCTCGGCCTTGACCTTGAGCGTCAGCGTCTGGATCTCGATCAAGCGGCCACGCTTGAAGTGCAGGCAGTCGCCCTCGTCGGTGTAAATCGCCACCTCACCGCTCTTGAGCGCCTGCAGGCGAAAGCGCCGGTCGGCGACGCAGACGACCACCCCATGGGAGCGGTCGCCGCCCAGGAACGCCGCCAGCGCCTCGGCGCCGGGCAGCGGGTTGGACGTAAAGCCGTAGGGCTCGAAGTGCTCCATGCCGTCTTTCACTTCGTCGGCGGTCAGGCGCATCTGCAGGCTCTGCAGCTTGCGGCCAGCATCGACCAGGGCGACCACGCCCCGGGCGAGAAAATTTCTCATGGGTTTCATTGGCCAGGCTTCCAGTCGGCGGGGATCAGGTATTCGAAGTTGTCGGCCTTGCCGCCCTTCTTGAGCTTGCGCGACTTGTGCGGGTCTTTCGGCTCGGGGTCGAATCCATCCGGTGGGCCTACCACGATGTTGGCCACGGTGCCGGCGTCATCGAGCACATACTCGATTTCGCTGATGAGCATGTCGCGGTCGATGCCGATCAGCGGGTCGACCACGCGCACAATCATGTTCGGCACCCACAGGGCGCCGGTGGACTGTCGCCAACCCTGGATTTTGTAACGCAGGGTCAGCGCCTTACCCATGCGGCTGCCGCGCTCCCAGTTGGCCCGCGCCTGGGCCAGCTCCGGGGTCATCTGGCCACTTTCGTGAATCAGCAGCACCCGGCGCCGGGTGGCACGCGGATCGGTGACGCCGGCCTTCACTTCGCTGGCCGCCTCGCCGTAGTCAGTGTCGGTGCCCGAGCGCTGGCCGGTGACGCGGTACTCGGAAAACACCCCCGAGAAATCCAGCTCGGCGCTGCCGGTCAGCAGGTTCTGCCCCAGCTCCAGACGGTCGACAGCGCGGCCGGCGCTGCCCGGTTTGATGATCACCACCCGCCCCCGGGCGTCATCGGTCGACAGCAGCCGCGATAGCGTCAGCAGGCGGTCGATGGACTCGAAGGCGGTTTCGCCCGGTTCGATCTGGTGGTCGGCCAGCTTGGTGGTTTCCGCCACTTCGCTCAGCACCCGCACTCCGTAGGGCTCGGCCAGCGCCTGTACGATCTTCTGCACACTCTGCCCGCGCCACTGGCCGGGCTTGCTCACCGCCGAGCAGTCCACCAGGTCGGCAGTCAGCGAGCGGCCGGCGACCGAGCGTTCGACGCTGCGGGCGTCGTAGCTGATCGGCGTACCGAACACCCAGCCGGTCAGCACCAGGTCGGCACCGATCCGCACTTCGCAGCGGTCGCCCTGGCGCACCGGGATTTCCTGCACCTGGCCCGGCCAGCTCCACGTCACACCCAGGCGAAAATCCCGGGCCTGGCGTTCGATGCCGGCGCTGATGCTGACTTTCTTCCAGCCGCGATAATCCAGGCCGTTCACGCTCAGCGTGACAGCATTGTGGTTGTCCATGGGTTCACTCTCGAGCGATGGTTAGCGCGCCTACGGGCAGAAAGCCCGGGTGCTGCACCTTGTTACGCGTAACGATTTCCTCGGCGCGGGTGGCGTCGCCATAGCGCTGATAAGCCAGCACCACCGCCGGCAGGCTTTCCCGCGTGGTGACCTCGGCCAGCCGCACGCCAGCGCGGGCCACTTCGGTCAGGTGCGCACGCACCTGGCTGCGCACCGCCTCCAGTTGCTCGACGTGCTCGACCGGCGACGCCAGGGCGGCCAGCCACAGGGCGTCGCTGATGGCGTTACGTAGCGCGACCACGTCGGCCGTCACCGGCACCTCGGGGCGCTGGATCGGGGCCACCACCTGCTGTTCCAGGGTGGCGAAGCCGGTCAACGGCTCGGGCGCCTGCACCACCGGCATGGCCACCGCCTCGCGCACGGCCAGCACGATCAGCGCATCGCGCACCAGCTCGCGGGCAGCGGTGACCACGGCGGCGGTGTCGGTTCCTCCGGCCGGCGGCAGCGCGTTGGCCAACAGGCGTGCCTGCTCCACCTGGCCGGTGATGGCCCGGCCAGACTCAGCGAAGCTGGCAAACTCCGGCGCCGCGTCGGGCAGCGCCGCGACAGTGCGGGCAAACTCCGGGTCGGCCTCCAGGCTGGCCGAGTCGCTGCCGCTGGACGGCCCCCAGCGATAGCCTGACGACCGTGAACTGCCGCCGACACTGGCGAACTGCCCCCGGATCATTGCCGCGAAGTTGCCCGGGGCGTTAATCAGCATGTCGGCCAGCGCCTCCACCGAACTGACCAGGCCAGTCAGTTGGCGAAGCTCCGAGGCAATGGCCATCTGCACGCCGGCCACACCGTTCTGCAGCGCGACCACCGCCAGGCGCGCCCGGTTGACCACCACCATGGCGGCCTTGTACCGAGCAATCGCCGACTCAAGCAGGCTTTCCGATGAGTCCTCCAGCTGCCGCGCCGTGTTCGGCACACCGGCAGGAAAGCCCTTCTCGCCGTCTTCCACGAACACCAGGTCAAAGCGGACCATGCCGCCCTCGCGGCGCTCATGGCTGACGCTACAGGACGTCGCGGTGGCCGTCAGCCGGCCGTACCAGGGGTGGACCAGCTCGCCCGCCCCGGGCTTGTCCAGGGCGTTGAGCAGGTTGTCACGCTGAAAATAGCAGTCCTCCCCGATCACGAAGCCGGCCAGCTTGATTTCCCGCGTGACGCGGCCCAGGTCTTCCACCAGCGGCTTGTCCCGCTGCGGATACTCATGCGTCTGTGTGCGCCGTCCTGCCGGCATGCTGTCGCTGTCGACGTGGAACGGCACGCCCCGGAATGAGGCCGGGTGCAGCTGATCCCGCCAGGTACTCATGACGCCCTCCCCAAGGATCGGTAGCCCACTTGTGGGCTGACCTGCAGCCCGGGTTGATTGGTATCGGCCTGCTCCACCCGCATGCCGGGCGGCGCGTTGTCGAAGCGCACGACCATTTGCCCCTCCAGCTGGGCTTTGCTGGCCTGGGCCGCCTGCTGCACCAGGGAGCCCCGCGACGCAGCCAGGGCACCCGCTGCAGGTGCTGCCAGGCTGTTCTGCCCAGGCAGGCCCATTTCAGCGCGTTTCAGCGCCTCCCCCGGGGTCAGCCCTTTGGCCAGGCTTTCCTGCGCATGCTCGGCCATCTGCGAAGCCGACAGGGGCATAGCTGCCCATGGCCCCGGCTGGTCCGGCGCGCGCATCAGGCTGGCCGCGCTGGTGGCCTCCGGCATCAACTGCACCGGCTGCGCCATCGGCTTGACCAGTGCACCCGGTACCGGCTCGCCGGCGGCGTTGCGCGCCTTTTGCTGCTCGGCCCAGTCGTTGACCTTGGCCGTCGCCGCGCTGATCACGCCGTCACCGCTCGACTCGCTGTCGAAGCCCAGGAATTTCATCATCGGCTCGATGATGGGTCGCAGCTTGTCCCAGATCCCTTTAAAAAAGCCGGTGATGGGCTCCCAGTGCTTGATGATCAGGCCCAGCGGCGACCAGTCGAACATGGTTTTGAGGAAGTCGAAGAACGGCACCGACAGGGCTTTGACCAGCTCCCACAGCGCGCCAAAGAACGCCGTCAGTGGCTCCCAGTTGGCGACGATCAGACCCAGCGGCGACCAGGCGAAAGTGGTTTTCATCCACTCCCACACGGCCATCGCCGGGGCCTTGATCTTGTCCCACACCGCTTGGAAGTACGGCGCCACGGTCGACCAGTTGGCAATCAGGACGCCGGCAGCGATGGCGATACCACGGACGATCATGCCCACCGGGCTCATGCTCGCGACACCGTTCATCAGGGCCAGCGCCGCCGTGGCCCCGGCCGTGGCCAAGCGCAGCACGGTGAAGCCCACGGCCGCGCCCAGCACGCCCTTGATCAGCCACGGGTGCGCCCCGGCCAAGGTGGCCACGCTGCTGATGATTGGCCCCACGGCCGCCATGAAGTCGTTGAGCGGCGGCAACAGCATGCTGCCGACCGTGATACCCAGGCGGGTCACCCGGTTCTGCAGCAGCTGCATGGCGTTCTGCGTGGTCGCGGCCCGTGCGGCGTACTCGTTGTTCATCGACCCGGCATACTGACTTTCGTCGCCGACCGATTTGAAGTTCCTCTGCAGCGTGCCCAGGCTGGTCAGCAATGGCGCGATAGCCCCTACCGATTCCTTGCCAAACAGGTTGGTCAGTACCGCCGCCTGCTTGCTTTTCTCGACCTTAGCCAGCGTCTCCAGAACGCGGTTAATCGTCCCTTCGCTGTCCGTCTGCATGCCTTTGGCCAGCTCGTTGGCATCCAGGCGCAAGGCCTTGTAAGCCTCTTTCTGCGACTTGGTGGCCGCCGTGCCGGCGGTCAGGGTCAGCATGAAGTTCTTGATGCCCGTGGCGGCCACATCCTGGGCAATGCCCACCCCGGCCAGGGTCGAGCCCATGGCGGCCAACTGCGCCGCGCTGACGCCTGCGACCTCGCCCAAGGGGCCGATGGCGGTCAGGATGTTGGAGATTTGCCCGGTGCTGGCCGCGCCGGTGTTGCCCAGGTAGTTGATCTGGTCGGCCAGCGTGACCACTTCGGTCTGGTTCATCTTGAAGGCCGTGCGCCACTTGGCCATCATCGAGCCCGACTCTTCGGCCGTCTGGTCGAAGGCGACACCCATTTTCACCGCGTCTTCCGCAAAGCGGTTCAGCTCTTCCCGGGCAATGCCGGACTGGCCGCCGGCGGCGACAATCTGCGCGATGCCCTCGGCCGCCATGGGCAGGCGCTCGGACAGGCCCAGCACGTCGTCACTCATCGCCTTGAACTGCGCCGGCGACTCGAAGTTGACCACCTTCTTCACGTCGGCCATGGCGCTTTCAAAGCCCATGGCCGCCTTCACGCCCATGACGAACGGGGCCGCAATCGCCCCGCCCTGCAGGGCCTCGCCGAAGGTGATCCTGCCAAGGCCCGAGCTGTTCAGTTGCTTGCGCAGCACCGCGGCGTTCTTGCGCACCCCGCTCAGCACCGGGGACAGCTTGTCGACGCCGGTGATCAGCGCCTTGAGTTGGAATTTATCCGCCACCGCCTCCCCCATTCAGCGCGTTGATGCGCCACGCGTTTTCCTCACTCTCGAACAGCGTGTCGAGGGTCCAGCCCAGCACCTCGCCCGGAGTGGCTTTCCACCACCAGGCAAGGTCATAGGCCAGCTCGGTCAGGCCGCCGACTGCTTCGAATCTTGGGGCATGAAAAAACCGACGATGATCCAGGCCAGGGTGTTCAGGTCCGACAGCTCCAGCTGGTTGACCGAGCTGGCCGGGATCGCGGCGCACACAGCGATGTACTTCGCCGCCGCTTCAAGGTCGACCACCGGGTAACCGTCGCCGCCGAGGTTGTATGGCAGCACCTTGATTGCCCGGCACTCCTGCACGGTCGGGCGGCGCAGATTCAGTTCCTTGACCTCTTCACCGTGGGCCTGGATCGGGGTTGCGAGTTCGTGGGTTGCGGTAGTCATTACTGCCAGTCTCCTTGGATGCCTTCGAATTTGAGCGAGACCTTGGCGTCATCGCCGGTCACTTTGGACTCATCCACTTGGTACGCGCCGCTCAGCACATACACCGAGCCGTCTGCCAGCTCGGCGGTGATGGTCATGTTGGTCCCGTTGGCCAGCTTGGCCCGGGGGAAGTTGGCGGTTTTCACCGCGTCGACCACCACATAGGGGATCAGGTCTTCTTCCTTGAAATAGCCCCGCGTGATCGTTTCGCGTTTTGTGTCCGACAGCGGGCATTCCACGCCGCCGGTGATGACCAGCTGATCGCCGTCGACCTTCACAAAGCAGGTGCCCGCGACTTTCTGACCCATAAAGGGCACTCCCATAAAAAAGCCCGCACAGGGCGGGCCGGGGTTGAACGATGAGGGTTACGCCGCATCCGGGTACTGCAGGCGGAACTGGTACAGCAGCGCGAACACGCGCAGCTGGTTCACCAGGTCCGGCGGGAACAGCACACTAAGGCGGTTCGGGTTCTTCGGATCGCGCTCGACGATCAGGTACTGATTGAACGCCTCGGCGTTCTCGACAATGCCCTCACGCTCAAGCGCGCCATAGGCCGCGATCAGCTCGCCGCGAATCACCTTCGGCGTGACGATGGCCTGGCCGGGGCCAAAGCGCGTGCCGTCGTTGGCCAGTTTGTGGCGGCCGTACTTGCTGGTGATGATGCTGCGCAGATAGCGGATCACGTAGGCAGACTGGTGCAGCGTCTCGCTGTCCAGGTAGGAATCATCGGGTTGGCCGTAGGCGTTACGCTGGTAGGTCGTAACGGCACGCTCGATGCGGTAACTACCACCGTTGTAGACGGCGGTGGCCACCCCGCTGGTCAGCAGCGACTGCCGCTCAGTCAGGGTGAAACGATCACTGGCCTGCGCCGGGTCGATGCCCGTCAGCGCACCGGTTTGCGTCGGTCGCGCCGGGTCGGCGCTGATGAATACGGCGGTACGTGCCGCCCAGGCCGCCGCCACTTCCCACGCCGGCTGCGGCACGCCGCGCTCAAAGCCATGTACAGAGACGTGCGGGTCGTTGCGCAGGCGCCCAGCGGCGACCAGCTGGCCCAGTGTGCCGCGCTGCGCGCTGTACACATGGCCGTAGAGCTGCTTCGCCCAGGACCAGCGGCCGGCGCTGTCGTCCATGGCGGTTTTCCAGGCCCCCAGCGTGTCGGCATCGGTCCAGGGCTGGGCGATGAACTCGAATTCTTCGTCGCCCAGTGCAGCCAGCGCCGCCGATACAGCCGGGGTGCCGGCGCCGTTGGTCATGGCCGTGGCCACCACCGTCAGGCCGGCCGGCGTGGTTTCGCCATTGGCGCGCCCCAGGCGGTTCAACTGCACTTGGATATCGTTGCCCAGCTCGCCCTTGAACTTGGCCTGCAGGGTGACCACGCCGGCGGCGACCGTGGCCGTCACCGGCAGGTCAATGGCGGCATTGATGGCCGCCGCCAAGCTGGCCGCCACGGCTTCGGCCGAGGCCCCGACCACGGCATCGGCGCGCACGCGCTGGCCAGCCACGTACAGATTGATCAGGCCGGCCGTAGCGACGCTGCCCGTTACGGTAACGGTGGCCGTCGCAGCCGCGCCGGTAGCCACCTTGAGCGGCAAGCACCAGACCTCGCCGGCCACGTCGATGGCTCGCCAGCGCGCATGCATGGCGGCGAGCATCGAGCCGGTGCCGCCAATGTCCTTGGCGTCGCTGGTCTTCGACACCAGCACCAGGCGGCCGATTTCCTCGCTCTCGGCGTCGTCGTTGACCTGGCCGACGATCAGCCGGCGCAGGCTGGAGCCGCCGCTGTTGGCCATGGAGTTGTCGACTTCGGCATAGAACAGCGGCACGCGAATGTCGCTCGGGATGTTGCTGAAACTGACGCTCATCGCGCTTTGCTCCCCCGGGTGGTGGTCTTCTGTTCCAGGGCGTCGCCGTCGATGATACGGCGCTCCCAATAGGCATCACGGGGCACTGCAGCGCCCTCGGCCGGCAGGTATTGGCCCGGCTGACCCGGCAGCGGGCAATCGCGTCCCGGGGCCGGCTTGAGGTGAATGGTGGTCATGGGTTCAAGTCCTCACGGGTAATGAACTCGACCCGCCCGTCTGGCCCGGGGGCGTTGACGTTGGGGTCTTTCAGGGGGTTGAGGAAGTCGAGACGGGTGTCGATGCCTTCCAGGGCCGGCAGGCCGGCCAGCTGCCACTCCTGCCAGGTCTGCGGCTTGCCTTCGCCGGTTTGCTCCCAGCGGCCGAGCTGGAAATCGGCATAGAAGCGATAGCGGTAAACCACCCGCTCGCGATCAATCAGCAGCAGCTGGCCACCGTCGTACAACAGCGGCCCCGACTCGTCGTCCGGTTCGAAGCCCACCAGGGCGCGCCAAAGCTGGGCGCGCAAGTCGTGTAGTGGGTCAGCCACCGATTGCCCGCGTTCGTCGTCGGTCGGCAGCACGACACACACGTCGATGACGTCGCGCACGGCCTGGGTGTAAACGTTCTGCGCTTGCGGCTCGTCGGCCGAGTCACCAACGGCGATCACATAGGCCGCAGGCGGCTGCATCTGGGCGCTGTCGGCGGTCGGGTCCCAATCCAGACCGCCGGCCACGCGCCCTTCGAAGCCAGGCGCATAGGCGCGCAGCTGCTCAATCACAGGCGTGATTTTCATATCAGGTACTCAGTTGAGCAGCGCGGCGGCAAAGGCCTGCTGCAGGATGCGCCGCACCTCATCGCGGCTGTCGGCCAGGGCGTCGGTCATGTAGTTGTCACGGGGCCTGATCCGCCACCCGCCACCCGTCTTGCGTCGAACACCGTAGTGCAGGTAAGCCGGGTAATACTCCCTCATGCTCGCGGTCTTGTTGGGCGCAACCCGCACCAAAAAGCCCGACCTGGACAGCTTGAAGTTGATCGACTCGGTGGTGGCCCCGGTGCGGTTGACGGGGTAGCCCTCCTGGCCACCGCCGAGCGCCAAATTCATCTGCGCTCGGCCGGCGATCAGCTGGCCAACTTTGCGCATGCCGGCGCGGATCTTCCGCTTGTTGAAGGCCTCTTGGTCGAACTGGTCGAAGCCCTCGACATGCAAATAGCCGTCAATCGAAACGGAGTTGGCCACGACCACCTCCCGCCGGCGCATTCACCGCCTGCAGTTCCTCGACTTCGATCACCGACCACACTTGCCGCCCGCGCATCCCGGTAGCCCGCTTGACGCGAAACACCCGGCCACTGGCGACCAGCTCATGCCGCGTGTCCAGGTCACGCACGAACCGGCAATAGATCCGATGCGTGATGGTCGTACCGGTCTGCACCGACCCGGTGTAGGTGGCCGTGCCTAACGGCTCGATCTTGCACCAGCGTTTGGCCACCGGCTCGAAATTTGACTCAAGGCTTGCAGAGCCTTTTGGCGTGTCGTTGCGGATGCGCACCACCGCCCGGGTGCGCAGTTCGCCCGCTTCCGGCTCCCTCACAGCGTGAACCAGCGATAAGGCTGCACCAGGGCGTCATAAGCCAGCGGCATCGCCTTGGTGCCGTTGCTGGTCGACTCGGTGACCGGCTCGCGGTTGCGGTGCCAGTGGGCGACCAACAGCAGCATGGCCAGCGCCACGTCATCCGTTACGGGTAACGCGTTTTCTGGCGCATCGATCGGCAGCAGCCCACGCAGGTAGGCTTCATCGCCGGTCGCGTCTGCCGGCGCGTCGGCCGGCAGCGTGACCCAGTACAACCGCCGGCCGCTGTCCTTCTCGACCTGGCGACGCGCTGCGCGGGCGTAGGCCTGCAGCAGCGTGTCTTCCTCGGTTTCGTCCAGCTCCAGCTTGCAATGGCTCTTGATCTGTTCAAGCGTCAGCATGGACAGCCCTCCCGTTAGGCAGCGGTCTTGCCCACCAGGTGCTTGATGGCGGCCGTGTCCTGCAGCACCAGGCCAAAGCGCACGAACGCCAGGAAGCCGACCTGGCCGTACTCGGCGTAACGCTCCACCAGGCGCTTGAGGGTCAGGCTACGCACCGCGCGCAGCACCAGTTCGTTGAAGTCGCCGGCATACATGAATTTCTTGCCGGCGCCGATATCGGCGATGGCCTGATCGATCACGTACTGATGCTTGAGGATGGTGGCCGGACGGTCGCTGTCGATGCCGGGCAGCCACAGCGGGCGATTGTTGGCGTCCACCATCTCTTCCATCGCCTGCAGCGTCTTGTCGTTGAACGCCAAGCGGAACTTGGCCGCCGCACGATACGCCGGGTCAATGGAGTGAATCAGGTTGTTGACCTCCTGCCAGGTGAACGCGGTGGCCTTGGCGGTCATGGCACCTTGAGGGGTCGAGTATTCCAGGCCCTTCGGCTGCGCCGGCGCATCGGCCGTTTCACCGGCGCCGGTGCCCTGGACGATCAGGCGGTTACGGGTACGCGACACGCGTTTGCCGATGCGGCCGGCCAGGTAGCCTTCCATGTCAATGCCCGAGTCCTGCAGCAGCTGTTCAGAAACGCGGATGATTCGCGAACTGATGGTGTGCGACCCGAGGGTGCCCATGCCGAACTCGACATCCTTTTCGCCGGCGGCCTTGTTCTCGCCGATCAGCTCGCCCTCTTCCTCACCGCCGTTGCTGGTGGCCCAGGCGATGGGCGCACCGTTGTCGGTCTGCAGCAGCTGGCAAACCGAAGCAATACCGCCGTAGGTCACCAGCGATTCGATCACTTTGGCCTGCAGGGTGGTCGGCACGGTGAAACCGCCCGCCTCGTTCGGGTTGGTGCCTTGAGCGCGCATTTCCAGAACCACGGAGCGCTGCTCGGGGGTCAGATACTCCAGGCCACGACGCACCCAGTTATCCCAGGCGCTGCGCTGCTCGGTGTCGGCTTCGTTCTGCGGCGCGTTGTTCGGGCGTTCACGGTCCAGGCCTTCGACAAAGCTTTGATCCTGGGCGCGCAGTTCTTCTTCGCGCTCGATCTTGTCTTTGAGTGCCTTGAGGTCCGCTTTCATGCCTTCCCACTTGCTGCGGACTTCACCGGTCCAGCCGTCGTCCGGGGTGGTTTCGTGCAGCGAGCGCATTTCGGCCGACAGCTTGTTATAGGCTTCTTTCAGTTGTTGCAGGGTCATAGCTCCCCCTTGGGATCACAGTTCGTTGAGGTCAAGCAGGCGCTCGCGGGCCTCGCGCTCGAAATGTGCGCGGGCTTCGTCGCCTTCGGTTTGCGCCTGCTTCCAGGCAGTCAGGGAGCGCTGGGCAGCGCTGGAGTCGGGGTAAGCCGGGAACGCCACCGGCCCTACGTCGCGTAGCTCGGCGATCTTGAAGATGGTGCGGACGATCAGGCCGTCTTTCTCTTCGTGCCAGGTGTCGCCACCCTTGGCCACGCGCATGGCGAAGCTGCTGCCGCTCATGTCGCCACGGCGCAACGGCTCGACCACCAAGTCGCGGATGGTCTGCGTGTTGGGCGTGTCGATTTCGTACGCCAGGCCGCGCTCATCTACGGTCAGGCGCAACGTGCCGCTGGCCGTGCGGCCCAGCAGGTAGGTCGGGTCATGGTTGAACAGCGCCCGGGTGTCCTGGTTCAGCACGTCGTCAAACGCGCCCGGGGCGATGATCTCCACGAAGGTGCCGCCCAGCAGGTCGCTACGCTGGTTGAAGACAGCGGCATAGCCGGCGATCTTCGGCGCGCTGCCCTGCTCATCCGGCTGGACAGCACGAAGCTCGCAATGCTGCGCCTGCAGCATGCGTTGTTCGAATTCACTCATGGGTTATTCCTGCTTCGTTACGGGTAACGGCTTGCCGTCGGCGCCGAGCAACTGCGTGTTGACGTTGAGCAACATCGAGTCGAGGCCTTCCAGCTGGTTGAGGTCTTCCAGCACGCGCACTTCGTTGCGGCTCATCCAGCCGTCTTGAATGGCGATGCGGTAGAACTCGGCGCGCTCTTTCGGGGTACCGCGCAACAGGCCGGCCAGGTTGAACTTGACGTAGTAGCCGGCCATGCGCTCGGCGCGGGTGAAGACCCGGCGGTTTACTTCTTCCTCCCAGTTCTTCACCCACGGCATGACCGTGTGGCGCACGAACTGGATGGCCTGCTCGCTGATGTTCGAGAACGTGGCCTTTTCCAGGTCGTTGATCATGTGCGCCGGCACGTTGAAGATGCTGGCAATCTCGCTGCGGGTCAGCTTGCGAGTCTCGAGAAATTGCGCATCCTCGGGGGCGATGGTCAGCGCCTTGTAATCGAGGTCGGCGGGCAACAGCAGCGTCTTGTTGTCCGAACGTTTGAGCCGTTCCACGGCGGCGCGCCAGACCGTTTTCAGGCGCTCCCAGCTGGTGTTATCCAGCTTCCCGTCCTTGACGGTGACCAGGCCCGTAGGCCGGCCGCCGCCCTCGAAAAACTCCTTGCCGTAGCGCACCGTGGCCATGCCCAGGCCGATGGTGTCGGCGTTCTGCCGGATGGGGCTGATACCCATGCGCCGGTGCGAGCCGATGGCGCGCAGGTGAATCATGTCCTCGGGCGACACCGCCAGCGGCGCGCCGTCTTCGTCCTGGGTCGAATACACCCAGCGATTGCCGTTCTTCACCAGCTCGGTGTGTTGCGGCTCATGCATTTCCAGCGACAGCAGTTCACCGCGGCGACTGCGCACCGTGCGCGTGTAGCCGTTGCCCCAGCCGAGCACATGGGCTTGCTTGGTTTCCCGCCAGCGGTAGGAGGTCTGCCAGGTGTTCGGCTCATCGTGCAGCAGGTAATGGGCCGGGTGGTCGGTGGCCACCTCTATCCGCCCGTTAACCTTGCGCAGCACGCTCAGCGGCAGCTGGGCCATGGAGCTGGACAACACGTAGATGCACGCATACACCGCCGTCAGACGCATGGCCGAAGCCGGGCTGACGCTGATGCCCTGCCCTTCAAACAAGTATTCGGTCAGCTCCTTGCTGTTCATCGGCGTGCTGGGCGCCTCCAGGCTGCTGCGCTGCTCGAACATCGCGCCCAGGATCATCGCCACACCGCCTTGGCGGCGCCGGCCAGCAGCAGGCCACCACCGACCATCAGGGCCACCCCCGCCCCGAACTGGACGTAGAGGCCCGCGACGAACAGGCAAAAGCCTGCCGTCCCGATAGATTCAGGAAGCCATTTCATCGTAGGGGCTCACATAGCTAATAGGTCGTCTTCGGTCAGGCTGGCCAACAGCCCTTCCGGCTCAAATTCGCTGACCATGGCGCGGTTCATCGCCATCAGCGCGGCGACAATGCCGTCGATTTTGCGCATGTCGGTCTTGCCTTCGTCGGCCTTCATCGGCGTGATGCAGCCCTTGAACGGACGCACCACGACGTTGCCGGCCTGCCAGGCCAACACTGGATCGCTGGAGTGGCGCACACGTCCGGACAGCAGCGCCGCTTCCAGCTCGCGCATGGGCAGGTTCATGCTGGCCACGCCGCCGCCCATCTCGACTACCTCGGCGCCGTCCTTCTGCAGCTGGTGGGCCAGCTGGGTGGCGCGCCATTTGTCGTAGGCCACTTCCTGCACGTCGAACATGCCAGCGAATTCGCCCACCATGTCGCGCACTAGGTCGAAGTCCATTTCCTCGCCGTCGCACACCTCCAGCAACCCAGCGTTGGCCCAGGCCTCGTAAGCGGCCTTGTTGGGGCCGCCCCGCTCTATCGCGCCTTCGGGCAAGAACGACTTACAGAAAATGGTCCATCGGTTGACCCACTTGCCGCTGCCCGGGACCAGCTCCACCTTGTCCAGGAACACCAGCGACACCGCACAGATATCCGACTTACTGGCCAGGTCAATCCCGATCCAACAGCGCTGGCCCAGGAACTGGTCCAGGGTCAGCGTGGGGTCGCCGCACGCCTCCCAGTCAGCCATATTCAGCCAGGCTTCTTTGGCGCTGACCCAGATGTTGAGGTGCTTGGTCTTGAACGCGTTTTGCCGTGACGGGTAACGCGTGGCGTCGGCTTGACGTTTCAGCAGGTACTCAGCCCCGACCGAGACGCCGTAGTTGGGGTTAGCCTTGCGCAGGACCGCCGGGTCTTTCCAATCGTCGTCCTCGTCAATCGTGTAGATGATCCCGAACAACTCATCGTTCGGCACCGTCCCTTCCAGCTTGTCGATCACCTGGGCGCGCTGCAGGTAGCACGGCCCGGCGATGTTGTAGCCCGCCGTGGTGATGGCGAACATCATCGGCTGATCACGGGCGCCCATTCCGGTCAGCATGGTTTCGTAGAGCGCGGCCGAGGCGTGTTCGTGGAACTCGTCCACGATGGCGCAGCTCGGCGACTGGCCGTCGCCGGGGTCGCCGATCAGCGGTTCGAACTTGCTTTCGTCACCGATCACCGACAGGTTTTTCGCCGCGACCTGGATGCCGAAGGCCTCGACCAGCTCGGGGGTGCGTCGCACCATCTGCCGCGCCGGCTTGAACACCTCCCAGGCCTGCCGCTCGGTGGTCGCCCCGCAATACACTTCGGCGCCGAATTCGCCATCCATGACCAGCATGTACAGGCCGACGCCGGCGGCCAGCACGCTCTTGCCGTTCTTGCGCGGCACCTCGATGTACACCTCGCGGTACCGCCGGCGACGGGTCTTCTTGTCGACCCAACCGAAGATGCTGCAGAAGATAAACAACTGCCACGGTTCAAGCTTGATCAGTTCACGCAGCGCCGCCCATTTGCCCTTGGCGTGCGGCAGCAGCTGGATGAACACCGCCACCTGCTCGGCCGTATCGCGGTCGAAGGTCCAGCGAAAATTACGCTTCTTCGACTTGGCCAGGTCATCCAGGTGAAGCTGGCAGGCCCGGCGCACGTACTTGCAAGCCGGGATCTTGCCGGCCACCACGTCGCGGGCGTACTTGTTCGCCGCGTTTACGTTCGGGTAGCTGGCCATGTCCTAACTCACTTCGAGGCCCGCCCTCCCTTAAGCACGATGAACGGGTTTTCTGGTTTCTCCGGCCCACCGCTGCCCATCAGGCGCGCACGGCTGGCTGGGTCCAGCCCGAGGGCTGCCCCGAAGCTGGCCACCTGGCGTAGCGCCTCATTGATCACGGTGCAGGCTGGGTTCTTCTTGAGCACGCCTTTGGCGTCCACGACGGTGATGCCCTTGCTGGCCACTTCTTCCTCGGCCAGCCGCCACCGCTCGTAAGCGGCGCAGAAGACCGCCAGGTTGTGGGTATCGGTGCGGGTCATGATCCCGGTCTGAGTCAGCCAGGGTGCAATGGCTCCCCACATTTCAACGGCCCATTCCCCCAACCACTCCGGGGCGTCTGGTGTTTCCGCCAGTGGCGCCGGCGCGGGGCCGTCCTTCTTGAGTTTTCGCTTGCCGGGGTTGCCCTGCAGCAGCTTGAGGGCGGTAGGTTTCGCGGGTCGCCCCATCGTTCAGGCCTCCCGATTTTCTGGAATGCGATTTTTTTTAGTTTCGCGGGTGTGTGAAAAAGGCTGGGCGCTCGGTGGAGCGAGACAAAAGCTGTAGAGATTTTGCCCCGCCCCCTTATTTTGCCGATTTTTGACCACTTTTCGCTAATTTTTCCCGCAGAATCTCACCATCCATTAAGGCAGCCAGATGAATAAGCGGACGCTCTGGCACTCCGTCTGCGGCATGCATGTATGCGTCACTTGCGGCCACTAGCTCATGTAGAACACGCGAAATTAGCTCTGGAATTCCAAGCTTATGAATGTTTTTCCAGCAGAACAGCGCTCGATCCAGGTGCCAGTCACCATGGCGGATCAGCTCGGAACTTCGGCTGCGCTTGATCGCTCTTTCGCGCAATCGCATTGCCTCACGCGCCAGGCGGACTGCCTGACCGCGCCCGCGCCGACTCGGCCGCCGTTTTGAACTTGTGGCAGTTTTCATTGATGGCAAACAGGTTGGATGGGTCATTCGTTCCCCCTTCAAACTTCGGTTTACGGTGATCAACCTCTGTCGCTGGCAGGCGGCGACCATTGCAGTCAGGGCACTGGCACAGATAACGATCACGTTTGAGTACTGCCTTGGCAAGCTTGCGCCACGCCCAGTCATAGCCACGCTGCTCAGCAGTGCCACGGTGCGGGTTATTCCAACCAATCGCGAGCGAGGCATGGGCGCTGCAGTAGCCGTGGCTGTCACTGGTCTTGCCGGGGCACACAGGTACACGACAGGGGCGCTTGGCCTTGGGCGGCATTAGCCCTCCACCTTCTTGCCCATGAAACGGTCGGAGTACTCTCGTAGCTTATCCACCCCCATAAAGCCAACCATGCAACCGGCGAAGACCGAAAGATTTGCAGGTAGGGCGAAGTACTCCAGCACTGGCAGTAGACTCACGGCGATCAAGCCGCAGATCGCGCCTTCCAAAAGGACCTTGCGACCTCGACCACCGCCATAGATCACTCGGAACATGGCCACGGCAGCGGCGATGCCGCCAGTGGAAAGTTGCGGCTGGTGCGCTACCATCCAAGCCAGTGCAGCGGCCCAAAGGCCGGGATCTTTCTCAGGCATATGGGCCATCTCGGTTCCTCCCGTTGCAGGGAGTTAAAATAAAAAAGCCCCGGCAAATGCCAGGGCTCATAGTATCTCTGGTGTGTAAAGCGTTAATTAGCTCTGCGGAGCCACAGCCCTTCCAAGGAAAAATTCAGCCCAGACAAACAGTGCTAGCGCCAAGAAATATAGAACTGCAGGAATGAGTGCCAAAAGCAAGCCATTAAATGCAACAGAAAAGCTTAACAGCCCAGCGATCAGCGAAAGCAGTGCAGATGGAAGCAACAGTAAAAAAGAAATCAATCTAACTGTGACACGATCTCCGAAGAGCGAACGCAAGCCAGCCGAGGCAAAGCAAAAAGCCGCCACAAATATACTAAAATAAAACGCATACATCACAAAATAGTGATAAACGGTTGAGCGCTGATCACCCTCAGGGCTCCCTCCCCCGCTGGCCAACAGCAGCCAGAGTAAAAGGTTCGATACAACCAGTACAGCCAGAGGAGACAGCCGCAGCAAAAACTTATTACTCACATTACACTCCTGTAATGCACCCTAGTTACCCAGGGTGCATCTTTACAAGCTACTTTTTAATCTCGATTGGGTAGGAACCCTTAATCGCGATTGGATATGGTTGAGCCTTGAGGTGCTCTTGAATCTTCGAAAGCACATCAGTAGCACTCTCACCAAACGCACTGCGCCATGAGCCTGGATTCGCATCATAGGTGTCGTGATACGCCCTCGCCTCACCTTGGAAGGTAACGCTACCGTCGGCTGACTTGGTAATTGTACCTTCGATCTTCAAGGTGATGTTACCCAGCCAAAGACCAGTCATCCAAGAGTCATTCGCAGTGTTGTACGGGACCTTGTCGAGAGACACTACAGTGGCCCCTTCAGGGGCGCTACTAATAGCATTTTCCAGCATCGGAATCGAGGTGGAATTGAGTTTAAGACCTAGCGAATTGATGTTTGTGCTAGCCTCACTTCCTTTGCCATACATGAAGTGCCCCAAAGCGGCAACAGGCGTGAGGGAGCCTCCCGAAAACTCAGCAGGTTGAGACGCCTCCGGCGGGGACAGCGGATCCTTAGATCCTACATGCCACAGCGCCTGCGCTGGCGTAGAGCCAGGGTTATGGCACATATAGGTGTCTGCCCACTGCAGACCATAGCAATCCCTGGTGAACGAGGGGTGGATGCCCCCTGGGAATGTGCCGTTTCTCATATTAGCTGCTTGCTCTTTGCAGAGCTTCATTATCATTTCGCGCCACATACCTTGCGCGTAATACCCATGGCGCTGGAGCATCTGATCACGAAGCATCACCCCAGGGTTAGGTGCTGGGAAGGGAAGACCGCCGGAAGAGCTGTAGCCTGGAGCAGTTGCGCCGACATGAATTGGAGGGAGTTCGATAGCCATTTTATGTCCTTTAAGTCGAGTTAAATCCGACCTAGCGGGCCTGGTGTTGCTCATTGGCGATGGCTCGAGACTCACGGTCTTCACATGATCAAACGTTCCGCAGAAGGGAAAAATTAATCGGGAGCTCAATAAGCCCGCCCGTTCGGGCGAGAAAGTGCACGTTAGAATCAAAAGCCCTAAAGGTTGAGGTAGGGCTCTTGCTCGTGCTAGTCAACCGAGGCTATTGCCAAGGCCGCTTGTGTCGCGCTGTTTGCAAGCTGGACACGCTGCTATGAAAACAGAGTTATTCCATATGGACAACTACTTTTTTCATGCAGCGTCTCGAAGCCCATCAAGTACACAGTCAATCCACGCGCCCCCCGCTTTAATCAACTCACGAGCCTTCATTTCGCTGAAACCATAGTGGCGCCCCACCCGTACTGCTGGCCACTTGGCGCCATAGTACAGCCATATCATGTCGCCCATCTGTTGATCACGGCGACACAATCTAGCGACCGCGCCATCTACCACCATGGCTAGTTCATCCAGGATCGCGTAAGACTTTGTAGTTGATGGCATGTGATCGCGCATTAGTGCAAAGGCTGGGGAGGTGTAGCCAGGCAATCCCATGCCATCCATACGCCACCACCCCCACTGCTCAAGCAAATACTCGGTATCCCCCAATGGCCGGTGTAGCGGCTTTCTAGTATTCATCGTTCAATCTCCTGTGTAGTTCGTCCCGCCGGCGCCGAGCCGGTTGCCTTCTTGGTAGCACGCCTCCGGCCCAATGGACCGGTTGCTTTTCAACTGCTCGATTTTCTTCAGCGCCGCTCGCAGATTCATGCCCAGTTGTACCGCCAACTCTTGCAGCGGAAGTGGCTGGTTCAGCCAGCGATCAATCCAACCAGAAGCGTTGCAAGCTTCGCAGTCGAGCTCATAGAAAACTCCTTGCACCACCCCGCGACCTTGGCAAGCGGGGCACTCGGCCAGCTTGATCATGTGTCTTTTCAAGGACGGTCCATGGCTCTTCCTTGTCATTTCGAATCCTCGCTAGTAACAAATTCGGTAAGGTCGCTCGAAGCCGCGCCATTAGCGGGCTGCGCGCCGTTATGAGAAATCTCGGATAAGGCCTCTGTAAGGCCGTGAATGGCGCCGAAGCCAATGCCGTCTAACCAGGCGTGCCACTTCTCCAGGGCTGCCCGGCGCTGCTGCATGGCCTGGGTGTGGATGTAGGTGCTGGCGATCTTGCCCAGCGAGTGATTCAGCAGCATCTCGCCGATGTGGCCGTCGATGCCGAGGTCGGTCCAGGTGCTGCGGGACACCTTGCGCAGATCGTGACTAGTCCAGGCGCCCTGCCCCAACCGGGTGAAGACGGCACTGGCCTGCGTCTCGCTGAGCGGCAGCCCGCGTCGACTCGGGAACAGGTAGGCGCCCTGGTAACCCTGAGCCTGCTGTATCGCCCAGTACCGGGTCAGCAGTGCTTGCAGCTGGGTGGTCAGAGGCAAGCGGTGCTCGGTGCGAGTCTTGGTGTTCGCCGCCGGGATGAACCACTCGGCCGCCGCCAACGAGACATCAGCCCACCGCGCCATGCGGGTCTCGCCAATTCGGGTGCCGTGGGCCAGCATCATCAGGGCCAGCATCGCGTCACTGGGGGTCGCGTCGAAGGCGTGAGCCAGTTGCTGCATCAGTTCGGGCAGTTGCACGTCACGCAGGCGCGCAGCCTTCGGCAAGATCTTGGCCTTGGTGAAGTCGTTGAAGCGCATCCCGGCCATGGGGTTCCCGTCGATCAGTCCCAGCTTCAGGGCCTGGCGGAAGGCGGTCAGCAACAGGGCGAACATCTGCCGCAGGTACGAGAGCGACACATCGGCCTGAGCCGGCCACATCAGTTGCTTGTCGAGAGAGTCGGCACTCACTTCAGCCAGGGCCAGGTCCGCCAGGCGTGGCTTTAGGTGCTGAGCGATGGCAGACCGTGCGCCCGCCTTGCGCTTCGCCGACAACGAGCGATCGCGGGCCATCCGGTCGCCGTACCAGTCCAGCAGTTGGCCCACGGTCCCCATGCCGGACACTACAGGCGCGGTGGCCGGATCTCGCAGCAGGCGCCGACGCAGCGCGGGCAGCTCGGCAATCACCGCTGCAACGCCCAGGTCGGGCCAACGTGCGACCGGCACCCACTTCTTGCCACGCACCAGGTGCCAGGTGCCGCGCTCGCGAGTGATCCAGAACCGCAGGTACAGGCCAGGGTGACGAGGGTCGCGTAGGTCGCGTACGGCCTTGTCGGCAGCCTGCCGGCGAACTTCGGCCTCGCTGAACTTCACTTCCCGGGTCGCACTCATGCGATCAGCACCCCCTCGTTGATCAAAGAGGCCTGGGTACGCATCACTCCCTCGGCGTGGTACTGCCGCGCTGTGTCGCGGTCGACATCGCGGCTACGGCCATCACAGGCGTCATGGCAGGCGCTGCAGGCCCAAGCGCCCTGCAAGTCGTGTGGTTTCATACCGACGCCGCAAGTACCCGCCATGCGGTAATGCGCAAGCACGGTGGTTTCTGGGTTGCCATTGCACACCCCGGGAATGCGCACTTGGCACTCCCGGCCGCGTGCGGCCTTGGTCAGTTTCGATTGCCGCATGGGCTGTCTTCTCCATGAAGGTCGATGACGGTGTAAGCGCTCGGCCACATGAGTTGGCCATGAGCGACAGCCGAAGCTTCGTCGCGATAAAGCGCAATGGGTGGATGCGAGGTACTGGAGAGCCCGAACAGGTCGGAGCGGCAGTACAGCGCGTATCGGTATTCAGTGAGGTCAGGTGCGGGAAGCTCGATCATCGGCCGAGCATCCTGGATCGGATCGCCGCCAGAGCTTCATTTCCAACTTTCGGCGTGCGCTGGCCTGGCACCTCTGCTGGGAGAGCCAGCGGCATTTTCTGCAACGGCTCACCTGCGACCAGGCGCCGAACGGCAATCGTGTAGTTGCGCTCGAACAGCTTGGCACTCACATCGGTAGCCAGCTTGTTCAGGTTCTCGAAACCACTTTCCTTGGCGGCGTGCCAGACCGCGTCGTGGGACCACTTACCCTTCCCTGCCATGGCGGGATGCGCGTTACGGCAAGCCTCGCGGAAGGCAGTAGCCAGCGGGGGAAGGCCCAGCATTTCCGGCGAAGGCTGGCACCACTCGATGAACTTCCCGGGCGCCGGGATGAACTCGCGGCCGGATTGCCGGCAGCGCATCAAACCGAACTGCAGTTGCTCCGGGGTGTTGATGCCAGCCTCGAGAAACGCGGTTAGCCACTGCTGCTTGGCCGCCTTGTATGTCGCCTCATCCGGCCATGCCTGCTTCCAGGCGCTGCAGATCGTGCGCAGATCGCGGAACAGGTCGTTGATCACCCCAGCAGTTTTGCGATTGAGCTCGGCCTTCACGTCGGCAGGCAGCGAGTAATCCGAGGGCACGTATTGGCCAGCCTGGACCTTTGCCCACAAGCCATGAGCCACGGTTGCAACTTGATTCATTGGCCGCCCCCTTCCCCGATCCACGACGTGTCATCGTCATCGAAGCTGGAGCGCTGCGATCCGCCGTTGCGAACAACAGGCGAGCGGGCAGCACGGGCGAGATCGGATTTGACCCAGCTGACCAGAGCGGCCAGCCACTGCTTTTCGGTTTGGGCCACGCCCTTGGCATCGTGGTGGAGCACAAAGCCGGATATGGCAACCGCGTTGAACTGATCCAAGGTCAGACCTGCGCGACGGGCGTAGGCTTTCAGCAATTCCGGATTCGGTTCCCATTCGAGGGACATTGCGAACGGCTCGCGCAGAGAGAGAGTAGATTGGTTCAATGACGGATTGGGTGCAGCTGCTGCACCCCGTTCTGCGTTTTGCTGCACCCCGTTCTGCTGTGAGCTGCACCCCGTGCGGTTTCCTGCACCCCGTTCAGGACGAGGTGCAGCAGATGCACCCCGCTTAATCAACAGGTCGTAAACAACGGGGCGACGGTCGCGACGATCGATATGGGCAGCAGCAATTGCCTGGTTACCCTCAGCGATCCAACCGGCCTGGGCGAGCTCATCTAGCTTTAGCCGTACTGTTCGTTCAGAAAGGCCGGTGTCGTCAGAGAGAGTCCCGGCAGAAGGGAATGCCCCTCTTCCATCGCTGCCTGCGTAATTGGCCAGGCAGAGCAGGACATGGCGGGCTGCAGGATTCTCAAGTGCAGTTTTGGGAATGGCGAGTGCCCAGGTCATAGCTTGTACGCTCACGCTTGCCACCGTTGCGATTGACATGGAGCGACAGGCGCAGCATTGCGCGCAGCATTGGAGAGATGCATAATTGATCCCGATTCAGAAGTTGAGAAAGCCGGGCTGCCACCCGGTTTTTTTATGCCCGCGATTTGGGTGCTGGATGAATTAGCAGGTGTTTTGATCATCTACGGGCGGAAGCCTTGAAACGCGAGAATGTCCTCACGGTGATACAACTGCGTGCCCCTTCCCTGCCTTCAGTGCCCCCTTTGTGATTCGCTCAATCTGGTACTGGCGCAGCTCGGGCACATCCGCCCACTGGCGAACCGCCTCGTAGGTCACGCCCAGCGCCTTTGCGAGCGCTGATATCGACCCAAAATGTTGAATTGCTTGGCTTTTGGTCATAGCGACCTCCTTTGCTCGCCCCGATATTCAAGCATGCTTGCATTTGCAAAACAAGCATGCTTGACAAGCAACCTTGTAGATTGCCCAGATGAAAATCACAGACCGAATCACCAAACTCGTACTGGCTCGCCGCCCTGAATTGGGTGTACGCAATGTCAAGCGGGACATCGCAAATACCTGCGGGATCAGCTATGAGGCTGTTCGTCAGTGGTTTGCGGGCGATACCGAGAACATCAAAAACGAAAATCTTGTGGCCCTCGCTGAGGGCTACGATACGTCCGTGGACTGGCTGCTATCAGGAAAGGACGAACCACCTCGCAAGGCTGAGATAAAGACAGTTGTGGCGAAGGAATACGGACCTGGCAATTCAGCAGCGGATGCCGTGAGGAAGATGCTGGAGAAACATGGGAAAGGATTGAGCACTGAAGCCCGCCAGAGCATTGTCAAAGCTGTTGAACAAGATCCAGACGGAGAAAAAAGCAGTGGGTTTCTCATTGCCACAGCGCAGCCTGCCCACGGTGATATTTCCATCCCTCAGTACGATATCCGAGCGGCCATGGGCCACGGCCAAGTGCCGGCCGAGTACAGCGAAGTCATTCGGAATGTGATCATCCGCGAAGAAGTGCTGCGTGAAAAAGGCGTGACCTACACCTCTGCACAAGCCCTGTCGATGATCACGGGATGGGGACAGAGCATGGAGGGAACCATAAACGATAAAGACCCTGTAATCGTCGACCGCGGCGTCAACGACTATCAGGGGGAAGGGGTATACGTTCTTTCATGGCACGGTGATCTTTTGATCAAGCGACTTCAGCGAAAAGATCAGGATCATGTCTGGTTGATTTCAGATAATAGCAAGTACGAAAAGCAGCCAGCACGAATCGATGATGTAATCATCCATGCAAAAGCACTCCTAGTATGGAATGCAAGAAAAGTTTGAGCCATGACATAAATTATAAATTCTGAAGATTCAACACAACAACACGGAGCACAACATGGAACGGTTGGACAAAGTTGTTTATGCACCCAGTATTCGTTCAGGACAATATGATTTACTGGCAATCTCAGAAATCGAAGATTTCAGACGCCCTCTCTTAACGCCGATCATTTCCGCCAGAGGTGACAACCTCCGAATGATACACAGTTTTGCTGAGCAGTGGACCGGAGATCATTTTTGGATTGATTCGTCAAGATTCTCCCAGGACAGCCAAAGCGAACTACCAATAAAACTCAACGATCCGAGCAACAACTTTCAGTCAAAACTGGATACCTTCCGCCAAATAAAAGCCATAAACGACAAGGTATTGCCGATTGTAGGATTCCGATCAGGCGACCGGCAAAGAAATGTTGTTCAGTTCGCACTAAAGCTCTACTCCGAGTTCTCGATTGTAGGCATCCGGGTTGAGGGAAGCGGAGTGGTGCTCGATAAAAACATATCCACTGCAAGAGCGCTACTCAACGCAATAAGTGACGACGACCTAAAACGCACTGTTCTAATAATTGATGCCTGGAGCATCAATGAAATGCCATCCTTACAAGAAGGTAGCAGCATTCAAAAAATGCTTGCCCTCTTGGATGATTATGAAATTGGCAAAGTGATCACTGTAAGCACCTCATGGCCTGATGACCGTCCCGACCGAGGAACAAGTGCTGTAATCGCCTGTATTGATCCATACTGGCAAGCAATAGTACGTAAGAAACTCCTACAGCAAAACGTTAGCCACATTTATGGAGACTATGCGGCGACTAACCCTACCAAAGACCTTCTAGATGACTACGACCCGACAAAAATGGCACAGCCTATTCCGTTTGCCGGTTATTATAGCGACTGCCAATGGCACCAAGAGAGACGAGGTGCCGGAGGTGAGAACGAAAAGTATCGTGAAATAGCAGAAATATTTAGGTCGTTACCAAACTACCATGGTGACACTTTCTGCTGGGGTACTAAAGCCATTGCCGCCATTGGCAGTGGGAATCGTGTTAAAAGTGGCAACATGGCATTCTGGAACAAAATACGGATCAATCAACATGCCTGCGCTATGCTGGGGGATATTTCAAACGGAATTCTAGATAAGCTAGCAAATCCGCATGACCGGCAATACGATGACCTAGACGATTTAATCTAATCAGCTCTTCTAACCTTAAGACGGGCCAATACATAGTCCCTTAAATCTTCACGCGAAACGGCACGAGAGACCTTTTCCCTGAGATCCGACTTGGTCTCTCGTGACTTGAACTCAACATCATTTATACGACAGAGTTCTTCGAGCTCGTCCCTCCACAACAAACCGCTCAAATCAAAAGAATTGATTCTCTTGTTCGGCATAGCTTGACGAAGGAGTGCCATCCCCCCTAAATCGTCTGCCAAAAGTATTCCTACAGACTTAGGGGTTACTGCAAGTGCCTTCTCCAAATGGCGCCCGTGCGTGCAAAGCCAAATCTCATCGAAAACGTTAAAATAAGCTTCGCACTGCCCTGGCCAGCGCTTCAGATTATCAGCGCCAGACTTAATTTCGAATGCCACCAGACGTCCATTCGCAAGTGCTAAATCTGCTCTAAATGTCAGATCGACGGTACGCCCCTCCTGCCGATTGACAAATCCCAGCTCATCGATTAGCACATCTTGGGTTCCAGCAGATAAATGAGCACCAACCCATTCTCTGAGATTTTCCCGGATGTCTACTGGAGAAAGCATGATATTCCCTTTACGTAATAGAAGCGCCGTGGAGTATAGAAAAACATCGTGACTGTAGCTAGTCGTAGTCTCCCGAACGGTTGCCAGCTTGCAGGCCCAACGGGTCACCAGAATGGCGCGTTTTCTTGGTGGCGAATCAGATCCAACTCCACTTCCCTCTCGATCACCCGATCGTCATCAGTCGGCGTATCCCAATGAAGGATCACCGATCCGTCATCACAGAACGTCATGTCCAGGCCGTCCGTCTCGGCCAGCAGCTCCATGATCGCGTCCCAGTCCTGATCGCAGTCCGTGTCCAACTTGTGAATCAGAACCTTCCTCCCGAACTGGGCAAGTGGTGAATTGATCATCGCTGAAACCCTCAGGCCCAGCCGCTCAAGCCCGGTCAATTCGTTTTTGCGAGCTAGGCATTCCTGCACTGACATCCAAACCTCCAAACACTGTACGCATATACAGTATTAAAAATTAGCACAAGCTTGCTTGCATTAAAGTAGCAAGCATGCTTTTATTTATGCAAGTTCGCTTGCATTTGCGCCGAATAGGTAGGTCCGACTACCACCGCTCTTTACACAATCAGACGTGACCACCTCGACGCACCCAGGCCATCACCTGGGTCGAGACAAGCTAAGTCGTCGGCCAAGCAGCCTCTGGACAGCTGCCGGACCTCAGGCATTGAGGGACGCCAAACCATGTAAGCCACCCAGGAAGAACACCGGGCACGAAATGTGTGACCTGGGCAGGCGGGGATTGCCGCGGCGACGCGCATGGGGAGGAACAGATTTCACTGGCTGGCCCTGGCAGCAGGGCCAGATGGGAGTCAAACGAAGACAGGAAATTCCCTTGACTGCCAGGAACAGACTGGCCCGATCACCTGGTCTTCCCCAGCACCAGGCTGCATCGGAGAGCCCTTCCCGACCCTACATCAACATGTTCAGGGAGACAGGCGGGAACGGCTCTCCAATGCAGCCCACCAAGGACCACTCATGGAAACGATCACCTGCGGCACATGGACAGGCCACCTTGGCAAAGGGCTGGCTCCTCGCGAGCTGGAGGCGCTGCTCGGCGTCGCCCAGGGCATGACCGCCAAACAGATTGCCCAGCAGATGCAGATCACCCCCGGCACGGTCGCCAACCGCATCGAGAACGCGATGTTTAAGCTCGGCGTGGCCCGTCGGGCCGCAGCAGTGGCCGAAGCGATGCGCCGCCAGATCATCAGCCCGTTGTGCATCGCCCTCGCCGGCCTGATCGCTATGCATGCGGTCATCGACGACAGCGACCCACTGCGTCGCGACCGCAGAGCGCCCGAGCGGCGCACTGCCCAGATTCGAATCGTTCGCAAGGCCGAGACCTTCGAGCATCACGCCTGAATCCCAACAGAGGATCATCCTATGCACCACTCCATGCAACAGCGCGTGGACGGCCTAGCCGCCCTGCGTGCACGCTCCCTCATGGCTACCGCCGAGTTCTACGAACTGATTGGTCGCCCTGCCCCGGCGCCCGAACCTCTGTTCCAGGCAGTCGCCAAGGGCAAGGCTTGGCACATCATCGAGATTGCCACCGGCAAGACCAAGAGATTCTGCTTTAGCCACCGTGCGGCCATGCGCTTTATTGAGGCAATGGAAGAAGGCAAGCGAACCAGCATTTCTCGCCCCATAGATTAAGGGAGGTGCCGTATGGCGATGGACCAGGCAGAACGCGACCGACGCCGGCGCGAGAAGGCCGAGCGGCTGCAGGAAGAAGATTTGCGCTTGAAGGTCCGACCAGGGACTAAACAGGTCCTGCTGGAACTAATGGAGTGGGCCGGGATAGAGGAGCAGGGCGAAGCGATGACGCTGATGATTCATCACATCGAAGCGCTCGGGCATCATGCACTGTTCAGGATCGCGCGCCACGAAATAGCAGCCCATCGGAACGTGGCGCGGACTGAGCCGCTGCGGCTGTCAGCCAGGAATCGAACCGGCCATCACCTGCGGGCGATCTGCGGCTGGGCAGACGCCTCGGCCAGCCAGATGATCGAAGCGCTGATCCACGGCATTCACGCCATAGGCAGGCTGCACGCGACGAAGTTTCTCACTCCGCCGCGGCACGAGATCAGCATATCGCCGCGCCTGGCCCTGGCCTTCGAACGGAAGAGCATGCTGATGATTCAGCAAGACCCAGGCGATGAGCTGATCATTCCACAATGATACGGCGCGTATGAGGCGGATAAACAGACATAGTGTCCCTAATGTTGTGGGTTGCAACCACTTCGCCAGCAGGGTTTACCTCATTGAATGTGTATAGGTCGGCATCCTGTCCTTTGCGCTGCTCACGGCTCGATGAGACTTCGACCAAAGTATTTTCCGCAGGAACGCCAAGCACCCTTTTGTACTCTTCAGTCATACCCCCTCCTTGTTCCCGGCCCCATGCCGGTCACCCGTAATACCCCATCCCACCCCAAATTGCCACCATGCCGCCACCAGCACGGAGGGCGGTGCATGCCCAGGAAACACACCATGCAACTCGACATCAACATCGAAGGAATCGTAGCCGACTCGGTTGCCGCCGCACTGAGCCCGGAAAAGCTGCAGCCGATCATCGACAAGAACGTCGAAAGCGCGGTCACGAGCGCGATCAAGGAGCAGTTCAGTTACAACTCGCCGTTCAAGAAGCTGCTGGAAGAGAGCCTGGCGGGTGCCATGCCGACCAAGATTACGGGCCTGGGCCGCTACGGGGACTTGGTGCTCAAGACCGTCTCCGCGATGATCAATGACTACCAGGAACAGGCGCTACGCCAGACCATCACGGAAAAGCTCGCCAAGGTGCTTGAGCCACTGCCAGCTCGCATCAAACTCTCGGAACTGATCGACCAACTGACCAGGGCCTTCGAAGACAGCCACCTTCGTGACAAGCACGGCAGCGAGGCGCCGACTTTCATTGTCGAGAAAGGCACGGGCTACTCGTCCACTTCCGAATACTGGCACCTCTATGCTGATGCCAACGAAGGGGTGGACAAGTATTCCTGCCAGGTGCAGATGGCATTCACCGGTGAAGGTGAATGTTACTCCCTGCGTGTTGGCGAGACCGACATGAAGAAGTCGCTGATTCTTGGCAGCGCCTACGGTGCCGAGGCCCTGGTGCTGAACCTCTACACGGGTGGCACCAAGGTGGAATACGAGCAGGTGTACGTCGGCGACATCCGCTACAGCGAAGAAGCCTACGACTGACCCTACTACGCTGCCAGCAGCGCTTTAGGAGTCTGCCCCTTTTACCTGGCAGACCCCATTGGCTCGGTTCTTACCGGTATACGACACATCTGGCGAGCCGTCCGGGTTGATCGACAGCGAGATGGTCACGTCGCTGCCCTTGGCTTCGAAGTAGTTGTCGTTGAACTTCTTCAGCTTCCCTTCCTTGCCATTGATGTAGATCGGACCGCCCTTGTCGGCATGCACTTCGATGTTTCCTGGGCATGTGGCGTTCACCAGCGGAATACCAGCCTGGGCCGCGCCAGACACCACCAACAATGCCCCCAACACTAATCGCTTCATCTCACACTCCTTGAATGGACTGACAGAACTCGAAGCAATAGCTCAATTCGACGCTGCCCGCCAGCGCCTTCCCCTATTCAACGATGACGGCTGCGTCTGCGGGGAGCGCTGGCGGGCTAGTCTAAACTGGACATGAGAAACCACCACGGAGCCAGCAGATGGACCCGTTAACCTCTGAGCAGTCTAAACCTCGTGAAACTCCTGAAGACGTCGACCATCTCAGGTTTCATCGCGCCCATGAACATATGCACCACCCCTTTGGTAACGATGCATTTGCCCGAAAAGCCGAAGCTTTCGCCCGTTTCTTTGGTACACCATTTTTTCTGGGGTCCCAGTCACTAGTTGTTCTTATTTGGATGGGGATCAGCTTATCGGGGCTGTCAGCGTTCGATCCCTACCCCTTCATTCTATTGAATCTAGCGTTCAGTCTGCAGGCGGCCTACGCGGCACCTCTAATTCTTCTGGCGCAAACTCGCCAGGCCGACCGTGACAAAGCAACTTCCGATGCAGATGCAAGACATCGAGAGGCAATTGCCATGGACAATCAAAGACGGCAGCAGGACGCAGAGCTACACAGCAAGCAGCTTCTGCAGTTGTTGGAGCAAAATACACACCTAACGGAGGTAACAAAGCAGATGAGTGAGCGAATCGAAGTCCTTACTTTACAGATCCACTCACACTTACTTGCTTCATCAGGAAGAACATCCCGAGAATGAGTACATACATACTCTTTTCGCAGCAACCTATCTCTCTTCTATCGCTGGTCCCGTAAGCGGCACACAAGCGGGGAGCGCAGAGCGGCTGTAGTTCGGGCACGAAACACTCCCCAGGCAAGTGCCTGGGTCATCGTCTCTTCAGAGCGAGTATCGTAAACCTCCTCCAGCAATGGTATGCCCTCCGAGGCGTAAACACCGATGAACAGTTGCGTAACGCCCTTGGTGGAGAGCCGGACCTCAACGTCAATGCTTACGCCGTCGGCATAGGCCTCGGCATGACATCGAGAATGTAGCGCTGAGTTTGCCCAGCACCAGTACGTGGGGCCTCGAGCTCTCATTCTGGTTGTCCTTTACTATTGAGAACTTAGTAAGGCACACAAATCATTAGCGCACAGCACCACTGGACGGTTGGCCTGGACCGTTTCGCTATCGACAAACTCGCCTTAGCCTCTATTCACTGCCGCGATATGGCGGCCAAGGAGTCGTCATGCTCGAAAGGACACCGATCAAGACGGAGGTCGAGCTGTGTGCGGCCTTCATCCAGTCGATGAATAAGCAGGCCGATTGGACTTGCTACCCCGAGGCTGCAGGCTTCGACATCCTGGCTGTGCACGCCAGCGGCAGACAGATCGGCATCAGCTGCATCCCAGACAGCCAGCTGCAGGCCGGCAACGAGCGCCAGCTCGCCCCGAACGAACCCGAGGCAGCGGCAAGCTCCGCGTTCTGGAATGATGGATATGAGCTCTAAATTTGCATGGCTAGGAGCAGTCCAGCAGCCCCCTAGAGGTGATGCATCTCATCACCTAGGTCACCGATATTCAGAGGTAACGACTTGGCCAAGCATGGCTTAAGCCTCGCTTTGGTCTTTGTGATCCCCGGATGGCGGAGCACTGCATGCCAGAATCTCAAGCGTGGCCAGCGTCTTCGCATAATCTGCCCAGTCGTCAAACGCCTTCTGCTGGACCAGCAGGGCCTCCCCCCACAGGGGGCCGCCGATCTGGCCGTAAGCGACTTGATTCATGATTGAAGATGTTGCGGTGTCCAGCTGTCGTAGCAGCTGGTACGCACGGTATTTTTGATCTGAATTAGGCATTTTTAGCCCCTAAACGCGTAACGCAAAAAGTGACCACCACATCAAGGTTGAGTGGCACTACGCCATGTTGACAACGAAGCATCGCGCTTTTCTCCCTCCCCCTTCAACAATTCAAGCCTGCCGATATGCGCGGGCATGGAGAGCTATTGCCATGACGAAACACAAGCACACCCCAGGTCCCTGGGAAGCCCTGAACGAGACCGAGGTTTTCACCGGCCTGGGTGCCGACAGCGGCGACGGCGTGAAAGCACTCCCAACTGACGGCTGGATGATCGCCGACTGTGGCGATGCAATGACATTCACCGAGGTTGGGCTTGTTGAGCTCGCCTTGGATGTGCGCAGAGCGAATGCCCGGCTGATCGCCCAGGCACCGAACCTCCTGGCCGACTTGGTTGAGGCGGCCGCCCAGCTGCGCAAGTACGAAACCCTGCACCGCGCCAAGGCCACCACCGACAGCCTGGCCAAGGCCGAGGTAAACGCCGAACTGGCGTCGCGCTTCGAGCAGACCATCGCCCAGGCTACGGCCTGA